GAGAAGGTAATATGGAACGACGCTACTAAAGCATATGTTCAAGGTGTTATTAAGAAAGCAGCTGCAGAAGCTACTAAGCTGATACAAGCAGAGCTTAAAGACACAGACATTGTTCAGTGGCTTGTATCTTGTAGAGATATTCTCACTAAAGCAAATGGATCTTCAACACTAGGTAGGATTGCTAATATTATTGATCGGCAGTCTATTAACCCGCAGTTTGCACCTGACAAGAGTATTAGGTATGCAATGCCTAAGACTTTCTTTAAAGGTATGAATGCTAAGAAGGTTACAAAGCTTAGAGACTACAGAACTGGTAAAGACAGTCTTGAGAGAGATGAGTTTGACGGATGGTCAGGTGTAAGTACTACTAATATTTACATTAAAACAGATGAGCAGTTTAATAAGTACAAAGATTTGTATTTACTACAACAAGCTCAAAAAGACGACTATCAAGAAAACATTGTAGTTATCAGTCCTCCTACTATTGCTATACCTAAAGCTATTAGTTTGTTGGCTCCTGGACCAGAGAAAGGGAAAGCAATGGCAGCATACAATGCTGAAGTTACTAGACAACAAGCTAAGTTTGCATACTTTCAATCTTCACCACATGTTAAAAGCTATGATGAGATAGAAGTTAGCGATGAGTGGCTAGAAGACTACAAGAAAGAAGCAGCTGCAGCTGAGAAAGTTGCAACGTTTGAGAACATTACACCTGCAGAGCGTCGTAAGATAGAAGAGCGCATGGTTGCTTTTACTCTTAGAGAAGACAAGAAGCGTAATGATGGTAAAAACTACACTTGGGATAAGATCGAGCCTAAAGCTAAAGAACTTATGCAAAGTGAGAATACTATTTATTATGGTAGTACTGTTGACGAAGCAAAGTTTATGCTTGCTGCTGATATTATTGGTTGCTATGCTCCTACATTTGATAAAGTTTTTCCTGAAAATACATGGTATTCTTGGAACGAGTGCAAGCAAGGTAAAATGTTTTACTATGAGCAACCGCCTGTTCGTGTATACTCAACGTATGGGGAAGACAAAGGTCAACCTGTAGAATGGGCTAGACCTGACAAGATGCAAGATCAGTGGGATACGCCGCAGCTTATTAGAGTTAGAGAAACGTATATTAAACACATTAAGAAGAACCCTAACTGTAAACACATTGATGAGTTTTTCTTACAACTAAATTCAGATGGAGGATACACTATGGATTCATACTTAATTAAATGGCTTACTGGTAAAAAGATCCAGGCGGTCAAAGACATGCGACACTTGTCTGCGCTTAAACACATTAACCCTGAACTCTTTGAGAAGTTTAAGGAATGTTATGAAGCTGCAGAACTAGTCACTTCCAAGTCTGGAAAGTGGTTTGATATGGGTGACGAAGATGACTCTATAGTTACAGAAATCAAGAAGAATGTAAAAAGGATTGCTGCATTCCAAGCTTATTGCGAGGAAGTTACAGATCCTGCTTTGATTGCTGCTAAGAGTAGAGAGTTGTTTGTGTTAGATATGCCTAATGCAGGTGCATATGATACTAAACTTGTTTCTAACTGCCAAGAGTTGGTAGAGTACAACGAAGAAGTATCTACTTTGTTATCTACTATAGGTGAGTTTGATGTACATCCTAACGCAGCTCCAGACATTAGTCCAGAGCTACAGAAGGAGATTAGTGTATACCTAGATGCAAAAGATAGACTCCAATGGGAAAGCTAGCCTTTGTAACTAGGAGAGCATTTGATATTAGATTTTCAGGTAGATCGACGGATTTCATATCTCCGTCGTTTGGTTATGGCTGCTTGTATAACTGTTCATACTGTTATATGAAGCGCCATAAACCTGATGGTCTATCAATTGCTAAAAACACAGGCGATATACTTACTGAAATAAACAATCATGCTTATTTCACACCAGTAACAAAGCCAAACCAGACGCATCCTGTTTTTACTACGTATGACATTAGTTGTAACGAAGACTTTGCTTTGCATGCTAAGTATCACGACTGGGAAAGGATCTTTGAATTCTTTAGAGATCATCCTGTTGCGATGGGTAGCTTTGCTACTAAGTATGTAAATCCAAATCTAATTAAATTTGACCCGCAAGGTAAAATACGTATTAGATTTAGTCTTATGCCACAAAGTAGATCCGACATTCACGAGCCAGGCACATCTAAAATTATTGATAGAATAAAAGCTATTAATGCATTTATAGATGCAGGCTATGATGTACATGTTAACTTTAGCCCCGTAATTTTATACGATGGCTGGATGGAAGAGTACGAAGAATTGTTTGATATGCTTAATGACTATGTAGACTACAAAGAACAGGTTCTAGCAGAAGTTATATTCTTGACACATAATGAGAATAAACACAAAGCTAATCTTGAAAAGCATCCGCATACCGAGGATGATTTATGGAAGCCAGAAATACAAGAGCCTAAAATCTCTCAGTATGGAGGTAGAAACATAAGGTATAATAGGCACTTAAAATCTGCTTACATGCATGGGTTTAGGCTTAGACATGACGAAATAATACCTTGGAACACAATTAGATATATGTTTTAATGAACACTTTAAAAACAAAAACAGGAAAGCCTATGACCCGCAAACAATTGTGGGCTCGTAGACGAAACTGGGAATTAAAAATGTTGCGATACCTTACACATGAACTTGATTTTAGATTTCATTGCAGATGCGATGAAACTAAACAAGGAGATGGAGGTCAAATTAGATCTGCAACACTTTCCCTAACAGAGTTAGATAAATATAAGAAAGCTATTGAACTATTGAAGAGTTTAACAGACAATTGGTCTGCAGAACACCAACAATTAAAACACAAAATAGATTTCTCTAAATTTGTCTAACCAATTAAAAATCAGTAAATTAGTAACCCAAATAAACAATTAAACTATGATTACACTAAACGTAATTGATGATGTGATCTCAGGATCATATGGAGATAAAAACTTCTCCGTCACGTACAGCAAAGAGCTGTATGAAAGTATGATGGTACTTAGAGGATTAGCAGATGATGCTGTTAGTATTGCAGAGTACAAAGATATTTTAGAGCAATTTAGTAAACTTGCTGTAGAAGATTATACTAAAACAATTGAAACTGAGTGTGAGCACATTCATGTGAACAAAGCTACAGGCCAGTTTTTTCTTAAGAGTAATGGTGTAGTGTCAAGTTATCCTATGCCACAAGCTTTGGTAGATAGAATATTTGAGTCTATCGACAAAGGCTTATCTTTCTTACCGCTTGTTAAGATGTGGACTAGGTGGCTGCGTAACCCTATACTTAGAAAGAAAGGTGTAGATGCTGACTTTTCAGAGCGCTTCTTTAACTTTGTAAATCTAAAATATGTACACCCTAAGCTAAAAGAGGAGCTCATGGAAGAGCACGGCCTTAGCGAAGAGGTTGCAGACCGTAGAGCTACTATGTATCAGATGAAGATTACTAGCGAGGGTTTACTTAACGGCTACAAAGTATCTAGAGAAATCTTACATAAGTTTGATAGAGAAACTGGCGAGCAAGTTGACCGTTACAAACGTACATTTAATCCTGATACGGGTGAGATCGAGGGCGATGGCCTGCCTGAGCACGTAGAGGACCGCTTATTTGAACCTGCAGTTATGGGTTCAAGTGGAGATGCGTTCTATTGCGAGGGTGTAAACGGCTATGGCTCTCCTCAACATTTTATCAAAGTTGGATGCAGACATAGATTGCCAGATTGGTCTCATGTAGATACAAACGACAATCGCTCTTGTGTTAAAGGCTTACACTTAGGTGGTCTTAAGTATATCGCATGCTACAGCGGCGAGATACACAACATCTTTGTAGATCCTATGCACATTGGTGCTGTGCCTGATGACAATACAGGTGCTATTAGATGCTTAGAGTATTTTGTTCACTCTTCTCTTGTAGGTGTCAACGGTTCTATCTATCATAGCTCTACTTATGCAGCTATGACTGATGAGCAGTGGGCAGACATGCGAATTGAAGCAGTAACAGAGTATTCAGAGTGTAAAGAGTCTTGCGACAGAGATGTAGCAGAGCTTAACGCTATATAATAATTAGGGGGCCTAGTGCCCCCATAATTTTTTCATTATGAAAATAGCACTAATAGATGCAGACAGCCTACTGTATTATGAGATGGGTAAAGATACCCTAGAAGAGGCGATGGCGGGAATAAATGACAGAATAACAACTATACTTAATACTACAAAAGCAGATGCTTATTTTGGATTTTTAACAGAAGGAAAATGCTTTAGATACAGAATTGCTAAAACAAGGCCGTACAAATACAACAGAAAACTTAGTACTAAGCCTCCAATCTTTTATGCATTACGAGAGTATATAAAACAAAGATGGGGCTTTAAAGGTATTCTAGGCTTAGAAGCAGATGACTGTGTAAGTGTTTATTCTACAAAAGTAGCAGAAACAAAAGGACAATCATATGTAATATGCAGTCCTGATAAAGATGTTCTTAGACAAGTGCCAGGAAAGCATTTTAATTTTCAAAAAATGGAATGGGTTAATACATCAGACGAAGATGCTAATAAGTTTTTGTGGATGCAAACACTTATGGGAGATTCAACAGATGGTATACCCGGTATTCCAGGGCTAGGCGCCAAAACAGCTGAAAAAATTATTAATGCAAACGATGGAACTACATCACATGAGCAAGATGTTTTAAAAATTTATGTAGAAAAGTTTGGTCAATACGATGGAATTTGTAAATTTACAGAGACGTTCAAACTTGTCTATTTACTCAAAACTGAGGAAGACATTCTTTATAACATACGGAAACCTTTAGAGCCAATAGAATTTATAAATTATCTTAATTCTTAACTTTTTAGGCATGACTGAAACAAAACGTAAAACTCAAATTAAAATTGTTTCCCCCTTAGAAGTCCGGGTAAATGGATATGACTCTTTAATACAAGATGTAAATTTTGGTAAAAGTGTTATGTCCATAGACCTCCCGGATGGGAGAAGCTTTACTATTGGACAAACCGCGATGTTCAATAAAATTCCTTACAAAATAAATACAATTGAAAAGCATCAAACCTCAGACTACACACTAAGAGTTGCAAACAGAACAAAATCATCTTTGCTACTTATGCCTATGTTTAATGGTGATAAGCGGCTATACATGTATGACAAACTATTATTAAATTGTTTTATAGGAAAAAATTTAGACACACTTGTTTTAGTATACAGATTTAGTGGAGACTCTACATTTTTAAGATTTGAAAGCGCACTTAAATCGTTTAAAAACTTTAAACTAACAGAAGATCCTAATGAGTACTGTGTAAAATTTGAATTTAACGTTCCAAACAAATTACTTAAAGATTTTGATTGCTTTATTACAGGTAAATATTCTGAATTTAGCACAGACTACAAAATGCAAATCTTAAAATTTCATAAACTAGATATACAAAGTCAAATAGCATCTATTTTATTTAAATCAGAATCTCGACGGCTTGCTTTAAACGAAAAGCTTGGAGTTGAATTAGATCAAGATGCAGAATTATTAAGCATAATAGATATTAAAAAAGAAACTTTTAATCTTACAGATTATTTTTAAAGGGCGGGCAGTAGCCCCCCTTTTTTTCTTCCTATCTTGGTCTGCCTGAAAAAAATGCAATATAAATAAGTGGAATATATATGTGGAATTCCCAATACGGATGTATTTCTGTAGGTTCAAATGTTCTTACTCCAAATAATAATCCTGTGTATGCTCCTATCTCAATGTCCATTATCTTTGTCTTGTTTTATCTGTTTCTCTAACTTCTAATACATTAAATACTGCGTCTAGACCAGGTACAAATTTAGGTGTATAATGTAGAGGGCCTGTTTTATCTTTTTGATTATTTTCTCCAAGTGCAACGTCTCTAATTTCATCAGCTGTATTACTTGCTAACTTTACTATGTTAGAAGCCATAGAAATAAGCGGAATACCTGTACTTCTAGAATCCATAAATTCTCTAGGATCTGCAAATACAGCTGTCTCTCTATATGCTCTATTCATAATTTTATATACCTGTCTTCCTGCCCATGACTGTCGCATATCTATTTTGCCGTCGTCATCCCAGTCGCCGCCCATTAGCATTAATAGCATACCTAGAAGCATTACGCCACGAAACTCCATCATAAAAGCCCTAATGTTACCACGCTTCATATCTAGAAACTCTTGATACATCTTTTCTTTTTCAGCTGGATCTTTAAACCTTTCTGCAAACTCTGGATTAGTAATATTTTGTGCTACAAACTGATCAAATGCAGCTCTAGCTTTCTTTTCATTTACTTTGTAAGTATTTGTTACACCAAAAGTTACAACATCTAAAGCTACTTTTGCAAGATCTTGACCATACGCACCTATAAGTTGAGCTATACCTACTTCAGCATTTATAAGCTGTTCTATTGTTATATCTCCTCCTAAATTACCAATACTTGTTGTCCAAGTACCCTGATCAAAGTTTTTAAGAATATGGTCATAACGAGCTCTACCAAATCTTTCCATAGCTACACCTGGTAACCAAGACTTGTAGTGCATAAGCAATCTAAGAAATAACGTATTGTTATAAAGAGCTTTATCTTCATCAGTCATAGATCCTTTAACTTTATCACTTATACGCCTAGCAACTTGTCTAAAGTTTATTTCTCCAGAGTCTTGCATGTTGCCTATTTTAACTTTGTATCTATTTCTAGCAGACTTAGATACATTAGCTATTGTTGCAGACCATTTAGGATCTTCTTCTAACTCCATAAGATCTATAATACTTTTAGAACCTTCAGGTAGCCTAGACAGCAGTGTTGGATCTCCATTTTCGTCTAACCCATAGTTTAAAGCTAACGCATATATAGCAATAGCATCAATACCTCTATCAGCCGTACCAAGCATTGTAAACCATTTATCGTTTGTTAAATGTTTAGTTATGAATCTGCCTGATAATCTATCTGCTCTATCACTAGCAATATCAAATTGATAAATATCAAAATGTTCTGCAAGTGCTCGCATTTTAGGATCTGCAGTCATAAGAGCCTTTTGTGCCTTTGATAAGTTGTCAGGAGTAATATACACGCCTTTAGATGCTTGCTGTCTAAGACCAAACTGTCCTGCTATAAATGCACCAAATGCTACAGGAGCTTTTAAACCTAGCGTTGTTTGAGAGTGTAACATCTTTAAAGACATTAACGTTTTAATACCGCTTAAACCTAATACATTAAAGTCTTTACTATCAACCTGAGACCCATATACGTATTGGTCTACAAAATCATTAAATACTCTAGATGATCCTTTTGAATCAAAAATTTGTCTAGCAGTTCCAGATAAATTAGTTAAAATTTTACCAGTTAAGTTATCAGTCTGTAGTTCTGTTGCAATGTTATTTTCTAATAACATGCGCATAGTTTCTATTTCAGGTAATACATCATCTTTTAATTTGTAATCCATAGCAGCGCTACCTAGCAATAATAAACTCTTACCTAAATCTCTACTTTTTAGAGAGTGGTCTATATTACCTTTAGCATCTACAAGTGGCCGCACGTACAGTCTAGGTATGCGTCTAATAAGCTCTCCAGTGTTTTCATCTCGCATACCAAAACTAAGGTCATGCTCTCGTATTTGCATTGACTCTAACATAGATTTAGACATACCTTTAAATCCATCTTCAAGCAAATGTTCCATAGTATTTTTATGGATGTTAGCTATGAACCCAGGTCCAAGCTCTTGTCCAAACATTTCTTCAAACTCCATAGTTTTTTCTATATAAAAATCATAGAAGTTTTTAAGCTCAGGAGTGTTTTGTATTTTTTGATATTCAGGAGACACGTGCATTTCTTTAGGCTTTAAGAACCATCTACCTCCGTGACTAAGCATTGCAGTTTTAGGAAACTTTACAATGTTATGCATTTTGTCATAAATAAGAAGTTCTCTATCAATTGCTTTTTGATTACCTTTAAACTTTCTTTTTAAATTTGTTAAGTATTGTTTTCTATATATAGGAAACTTTTTATCAAACTTTTCTTTATCTATTTCTGTGTTGTTTTGAAGCCACTGTAGATCTCCAGATTTAATAGCTTTTGCTCTAGCTACATAAAAGTCTCTAGTGTACTTTTGTACAAGATTTCCTGTATCGTCGTTAATAATAAGATCAAAAACTTTAGTTCCTTCATAACCATTTCTTTCGCCCCACTCTAGCAACGGAGTTTGCACATCTTCAATTTCTTCTGCAAGAGTTTTAACAGATTTTCTATGCTGGTGCTGCATGTCTGTTACAATATTGTACAAAGTCCGTAGATACGGATTATTTTGCTTAGAAAGTGTTACAAACTTTTCAGTTATAAAATCTGTAGATGTGTTAAAATCTTTAATTCCTTTTACACCTCTAGCTTCAGAAAACTCAACTGCTCTTACCATTAGCTTGTCTTCTAATGCGCTTTTTAGATTAGTTAAAAATCCTGCAGCCTGTTGACGAACTTCTGCATAGTCTTTTCTATCTTTTTCAGAAGCTTCATTGTTTAGATGCTCATTATAATCAGAAGTTTCTAAAAAGCCCATATAGAACATAGTATCAGACAAAGCTGCTTGCAGTTCTTCTAAGCTCATATAATCAGGATTTGGAACTTGTTTACCTTTTTCTGTTATAAACTCATCGTCAACTGCTAGATTTTCTAAAACATCTTTTAACTCTGATTGTATACCTTCTAAGACAAACTTAACATCTTGATTTAATTGTAGTTTTCTTATTTGCCGGTCTAGTTTTGCTTTACGATCTTTAATTTGAAACCACTCTTTCCCTTTACGAAGATCTTTTTTGTCTAACTCTTGCTGCATACGCTGACTTCGAGTAATAGCTTTAGAAATCAAAATATTTAAAGATTCAAAATCTGTCATCTCCTCTGCTACAGGTATTTGCTCTAAGAATTCGCTGTCTGATCCTATTTGTAGTGTAGTAATTTCACTAGTAATTTGTTTATCTACATATTTAAAACGAACATGTATAGGAACAATACGCGACTTTCTTATTTTAGTTACACCATATTGTTCTAATAGTGTTTGTTTGTAGTGGCCTACTTGTATGTTGTATGTATCCATTTTTGCATCAAATGGATCTTTAACTAATTGGTATCCTTTACCAGGTACAAACTGCACATAGCCTTTTTCTATAGATGGAGATACAAATTTCCAATCATAAACTTCAGCTGACCCGTCACTAAAAATAGCCATAAGGTCAATAGTACCACCAGTACCTTCATTTATACTTTCACCAGTTTTTCTTAATACAAATTGCTCTGTTCTAATTACTGCTTTTTCTTTAGTTCCGTTTTCTTTGTTTATTTTATCTTGAGTACCTTTAATAGCTTTTAAAATTCTAATAACTTCTTTATCAAGCTTATCAAACTGATTCTTTTTAAACGGAGAGTTTTGGAATATCTGTTGAATAGTAAGATCAGTTTTTTTAGTGTGATACTTAACTAAATCTTCCATAGTCTTGTGGCCAAGGGTACCAGATTCTTTTCTTAGATTGTTGTACCGCTCAAGAGATTCATTCTCTTTAGCTGTAAGCAGGTTCTTTTTTCTTGTCTTATGTCTTTTGTAAAAGTATTTTTTAACTTCATCAGATACACGGCCTATAATTACAACTCCTTCATACTTGCTTCCAGGTACACCGACGTAACGATCTACTTCAGGACCATCTTCTACAAACCAAGGTTGTTTTAAGCCTAGCTGTTCAGCATTTCTACCTTCAGTTTTAAACTGATCAGAAAACTCATCTAAATTTTGCAAAACTCCTTTTCTAGGGTCTTCATTTATGTTTGGATTATCCTGAAACATTTCTAGCACTCCTTCAGTTTTAGCTCTACGTACATTTAAAGATTTAAGAATTTCTTTATTAAGCATTAAAGCAGCTGTTCTCGCATAAGGATCAGTGACAACTTTTCCAAACAGTCTGTTTATAAAATTCATTACACGTTCAAACCATCTTTGCGCTCTACTTTGTTTTTGCTTAGTGTCATTGCTTTCTGCCTGCTTAACAAGATTTTTAGCTATAAGTTTACCTATAGCTTCTTTTTTAAGCTTATTAACATTTCCACTATACTGCTCTACATAAAATTCATTATTAGCTACTTCTTTGTATATATCATAGCCTTCTATCATATTCATCATAGATGTAAATAACGGACTGCCGCTCGCCTCTAATAATTCTACAATAAAGTGGGCAGCTTCTTCAGACAGTGTGTCTATCCCAGCTTTACCAGATACAATTTGTATAACATTGTTAACTATGTCTGCTTTTGCAACAGCATTTACTATCTGACCTTCAGCATTACGTATAACTGTAGCATTCATATCTACTTTAACGCCTAACTCTTCCATGAGTTTAGACAATGCGGAATCTAAATTTTCGTTAGCTTCACGTATATCTGCTGATTGTTGTTGATGATATATGTTGTCTGCAGACAGCAGGTCATTTGTAGTTAATCCTATTACATTTCCTTGAGCTATACGCTCTATAAATGCATCTACTCCTGGATAGTTTGTGTGAATTCTATCTATAACTTCTGTAGGATTTGCAACTGCTTTACGTACTCCTGTTTCTGTGCGTAATCCATAACGCTCTTCAACTTCAGCAAGCAAAGGAGACATGTCAGGTGTAGTAAACGTTCCATAGTTATCTACAGCATGTTTTATTTGATCAGGATCAAACGCTATCATTTGCTCTCCATGAGCATAACTGATACCGTCTGAAGGAGCATCCATAAAAGTGTCTTCACCTATAAATATACCATCATATCCTTCTCTATAAGCATTTTCAACAGTTTCACTTTTTCGCATCATATTGCCTTCAGCGTCGCGAGCTACAGCAAAATCGTCCCAAAAATTTTCATATTTTTTTGTGCTTTTTATATTTAAAAACACAGGATGCAATTCTAACCTATCAGCCTCCATTCCTGTGCTAAATTTTGCCATGTTAATAGCTGCGTCTTTTTGATCTGTAAACCAAAATCCTGTTCTTGACCTGTCTTTATCAAATACTTCTATAGCTTCAGGTCCTGCATGGTATACAAGTTTAGGTTCGCCATTTTTATCTACAATAACAGAATCACCAAACCAATGTTTGAATGTACGAGTTTGTGTCATGGCCCATTTCTTAAGCGCCGTTTCAGGTGCAAGGCCTACATCTTCGATTAAAGCTTTGTAAAGAATAGACTCTTTACCATTAGGAGCTAGCACTTTTGCTACTGTCCCATTTTCATGTCTTATAATACTACAACTCATTATTTACATTCTTTTTCATTGATTTTCTCCTGCACTTCTCCATCAGTACTATGTTTAAAACTAAGTTTTTTATTTTTAGAGTTATTATACTCAGCAGCTTTAGTAAAGTAGCTAGCACGTACAGGTTGTACTCTGTGTAAAGTTACATATTTTCCTTCAGCAAACTCTTTATACTGTGGACTTTTTAACAAGTCTGCAAAAGAGTCAAACCCTGACTGCTGCGCAAACTGCTCTAACGCCGCCTGCCCTTTACCTTTAATTCCTAACACAGAATTTGCTATTCCTTTAGCTATAGTATTTCTAGTATAACTACCTAATGCACCTTGCACTTCTACAATACCATCACTAGGAGTTCGATATTTCCCAGGCGGTATAATGCGTTTCGTAGAAACTAGTACAAAATTACCTTTATCTAGTATTTTTTCTAAGTCTTTAGTTATATCAAGTGTATTTAATCCTGCAGCATTATCTTTTCTAATTGCAGAACCTGCATTTACTAAAAATTGTTTTTTACCTTTTAGTTCAAGCTCGCTGTAAATACCTTTACCGTCTTTAGCTACATCTTTTAGTTTAAATAATTTAGTTATATACTCTTGTTTTGTTACACTACCAACAGTCTTTTCTCCTCCAGGCATAGAAACTGTTACATATGTTTCTGTAGATCTTAAATTCATTTCACCACTATTAAACGCTTTTGTAGTACTATCATTATTGTAAACTCTTACCGGCGTTGCTACTGATGAGTTGTGATAATTATTTTGTACAAAGTTTTCATATATATCTTCTATACTGTCTTCTAAACCAAACATTTCAAATTTTTGAAAATATGGCTTTAATAAATCTATTACTTCTGTACTAGGTAGTACTTGGAAGAAGGCTATAGGTGAAAAGTCAAATCCAGATTGTAGCACACTAAATACTAAAATATCATTAGCAAGAGTAGGACTCATTTCTTTTAACTCTAAAAATGCATCCGACAATAAATCTATATCTACAGTAGCTAGTTTTTTACTAAACAATCTTAAGTTGTCTATATCAAACTCAGGATGACTAGGATCTACTACACCTTGTAGCATAGGATAGAATTCTTGTATTAATAAGTTTTCTTTTAATACAGGATCATTCTTTGCTTGTAAAATTCTAGCAGGTAAGCTTGTTTCTCCTTGAAACATTGATTTAATCATGTCTGACAGCTTTTCTCTACCTTGTACAGCCATAGTGTTTTGTACTATATATGAGCTTATAAAAGAATCAAACTTTTGTAAGTGTTGTATTACATCATCCTCTGTCTTTTTTATATTTGGATCTGTAAGAGTGTACGCAAGCTCTTCCATTTTACGTTTAATTTCAGTATTAAACTGTTTTGCATCTACACTTTCAAAGAAGCCCGGCGCCTGATCAAAAGTGTCTCTAAGCGCAGACATAAGATTTGGCATTTTTTCTGTAGAAGAAATAGTTCGCTCTAATGCAGAAGAGTCAAAGAAATTACTTTCTTGCACTCTTTTTAATAATGCCTGCATGTACATAACATTAGACCCACTTTTAAGTTTTGATGTATCATACTTAGTAGCATTGTTTAGTAAGTATAAATTATCTGCATATTCTTTATATCTTAAAAAATCTGCAAGCACTTGAGCTTGATATGACATCTCTAACGGAGAAAGCTCTCCATTAACATTATTTTCAATCATGTCTCGCAATAAGTTTTGTCTAAACATTACTGGTCGAGACCCTTCTTGTATTTTGCCATACTTAGACTCTAGTTTAGATATTATTTGCTTATTAGATAAGTACGCTTTTTCTTCCTCTCTTTTATTGCTAGCAACATTTGCTGCCATAGACTGTCTAGTTTCTTTTAGCTTTACGTAGTCATCTATTACAGGTTGTGACATAAAGTATAGCACAGACTTAATAGGAACTCCAGATCTTAGCAAGTACATGTGTATCGGAGCATACGAGACGCCCGCATTTATATCAAACACAAAGTCATCCTTTGTAACATCTACGTATCCTGAAATATACTCTGCAAGTACAGAATTAATTGAACGGCGACCTTCTATATCTTTAACTCTAGCTAGCGACTTGTTATTGCTACTGTCAAAACCTGCAAAATTTAATTCTATTTCTGCTTCATTGCTAATTTTTAATCCTACTCTTTGTGCTTTACCGTGTGCAGTTGCACTAGTTGCAACAATACCTGTTCCTCCTAAACCGGACCACATTCTATATGACTGATTAACCATATTTTCAAATGTAAGCATTTGACTAAAGTTTTTCTTTTCAATTGCTTTACCTCCGTTTCTAAGAACTCTAATTTCATCTGCAATGTCTTTAACTTCAAAAGCTCCTACAGGTGTAATCAGCTGATCAAAACTTTCTGGATGTAATAGAACATCAGCCATAAGATCTTGCGCTCTATTCTGCAGTGCAGCTTTAATATTTTGCTCTTGTAAAGAAAGTTTAGAGAATTCTGATAACTTCATATCTTTTGAAACTTCTCTATTTTCTTTCATTACTTCTAATCGTTCTTTAGCAGTACTGTTAGAATCATCTAAATACTTAACCTTGTTTATTGCATTGTTTTCTGTGTCTAACACATAGTTAGGGAAATACAATGTTATTTTATCAATATCATAATCGGAACCTGCTTTACCTACCATTTCTGTAGGCACCATAATAGTAGAGCCAAACTGTTGAGGTAAGAATCCTGCAATTTCAATTGCATCAATAGAATTTAACCCTTCTGTAGGAATACGGAAGCCTATAATGTTTTTAAGCTCTGGGTCTATAGCTGGGTCATTAACATCAATTTGTCGGCCTACAAGTTCTTTAAATTTGTGTGGAACAAATACTTGCATGCGCGTTGTCTTGCCTTCTCCTGGCTCATAAAATTTAAGAACTTTAAGTCTTTTAACTTCTTCTTCTAATCCTAAACGAGCCCACTCTTGTGCATCATTTTGCTTTAGAATTCTAGTTTGCGACTCTAAGCCTGTAGATGCTTGCAACACCATCAGGTCGCCAGGCATTTTACGTCGTACTACATTGTTTGTAACTACTGCGTATAGCAATGTTTCAATTTTGTTTTTTTCAAACAATTGATTTATAAACTTAGTATCTCCTTCTAACAGAGCAGATATACCTAGCATAGTATGTTTAGGAGTATCTCTTCTTTCTAACTCTTCAAGTAAAACATTTTTAAACTTAGTAACATTAGTAAGTTTATTGTTTTTAATACCTAAACGATTTTTTAAATCTGCAAGATCTCTACGAATAATTTCTTCATTAGTAGAATGCCAATCATTTATAGTTTCATTAAATCCTTCATGTTTAGCATACCTTTCACTAATTTTTCCATTTTCATAAATATTAATTGGTAACAATGCAGTAGATTGCACACCCATTGTAACTTGCTCTTTAGTCTTAGGCGCAATTTCTAACTGTATACCTAACTCACTAAAATCAAATGTTTGTGTATTTAACGGAATACCGTTTTCATCTAACTCCATAGGTTTGTACATTCCATTTTCATAAAATGCATCAAATTCTCCATTATTATTTTTAACTCCTCCTACTTTAACTACAGACTCAAATATCATATAGTCAATATTGTTAGCAGTCATATCATCATTAATTTCTTTATATGCGCTATCCGGCATAAGCTGAGGCATAAGCGGAAACAATGCAAACTTATGGAAAGTTCTAAGCTCTACATTGTCTTCTATAAACGGTGCAAACACTTGCGGCTTAAGAGGAGGCAGTAATGCTATTTCTTCAGGAGCTATATCTTCTTCAAGCATAAGTTTTTGATACACATTTTCTTGCTCTTCACTCCATTTACCAGTTCTCCATAATAAACTTCTATATGTGTCTAAATGTATAAATCCTCCACCATCAAATTCTTCCATATTAGAATACGCATCGTCAAGTGCTGAAATATTTGCACTAGGGTCAAGCGTTAATACTGCTGCTTTATACTTTTCTAAGTATGGAGAATCAACAAGAACATCTGCTCTGTGTGCTACAGTTAGCTTATCGCTATGATCTTTTGAATGTCCTAAGTTAGGCATGTTTTCATTCATCCAAGATAATAGTTCTGCATTAGATGTAGGGTAAGTCTTTGTACCAGACACACCTGAAGTTCTTTTAAACAAGTCTGTGTATAGTGCAAGGTCTCCTAGTAATAATTTTGCTTGCTCATTTACACCTATTAAATGTAAATACGTAAGCTGCTGCGCCATTTGCATTGCAGTATTCATATTTATATTTACACCATTATCATTTTTGTCTTTGTATATTTGTTGGAACCGTTTAACTATTTTAGTATCAAGTCCAATATTTTTATACTTTCCTCCCTCAATTGCTTGGCCAAACTCTGTGTCTACAAAGTTTCCTTCTTGAATTTCTTGTATTACTCCAAGGTTTTTAAGAGCTTCAAAGTTTTTAAAAGTTTCTTTTTCTAAAAACGCTAGAATGTCTCTATTATATTCATTAGCAAGTATTCTAATTTTATCATCTGTAGTAGCTTTCTTTAACTGGCTAGTTGGGATACTAATAAGACCATTAAAGAATCTTAAGTTTTTACCTTGTTTATCTAAACCTTTAATTCTATTAAGTTTAGACTTAGGATTTCTAAGCTGCTTACCTGCTAATCGTATTTCATCTGCTAAATAACCTTTAAGAATATTTACCATTTTACCTTCAGACATTCTAAAATCAGGTGTAAGTCCATCTAAACTAAATGCGTATTCAGTTTTCTTATCAGCTGTACGGATTACAGGATGTGTGCCTTGTAATATTAAATTTGAATGTAGCGCTGCTATATCTGAAGGGCTTGTTTTAGAAACATGTTTAGCTTTACCGCCTACTACATTTTCTTTTGCCCCTTCAATTATGCTTACTTTAAACTCTAATAAAGAATTCTCTGCTTTAGACCTTAGCCAATACGATCCTTTATAGTTATCTATTTCAAGTGCATTTTCTACAGCTTCATCACTAGCATTATATTTTTCTGCTATGTTGTCCATAGAAGTTTTTAAAGTAATACCAAAAGCATTCTTACCTTCCGGAGTTCTATGCTGCAAATCAATAGCCTGAATTGTGTGTTCAAGCTCTGCTTCTACAAGTGTGTTAACATTGGCTTGTATATCTCCTTCTAATATAGCAGTCATATCCGGATTTTGTGCTATTTCTTGTAGAACAAACATTACTGCATCACTTACACTTTCATTAGACTCGTACTCTTCTATAAAAGCAGGCACATTAGAAAACTTAATACCTATTACAGATAGTACTCTTCTAGCTTGTTCTCCTGTCATAGGAGTTGTTGACCATTCTTTTATAGATTTGCCTTCAAATACTTTTTTATCAATATTAACTATAAGTTTGCCTTTAACCATTTTACCTACACCAGCACGCAGTACATCTTTAAAGTTAAGCTCCCAAGCTCTTTTTATTTGATTGTATACTCTATCACTATTACTGTTTATTGTAGTTTTGCTACCATCTCTAGAAATAAGATTCATTAAAAACTCATTATTAGATTGATTAAACTGCATAATAAATTGTGTAAGCAGTTTGATCTTAGGACCAGATAATGTTTTTATATCAGAATCAAGACCTAATCTTTCTATTAAAAAATTAATTTCTTTTTTAGCAGATCTTAGCGACATTAATTTAGGAAGTATTTCGTCTTGCGGTAACCCTGCAAGCTCATTATACAGATAAGCCATAGTATTTCCAAAGTCTGCTAATCTAGGTAAACCGCTAGTGTTGTACTCAAAATGTGAAACACCCTCTGAGTCTACATAACTTTTAGGTAAAGTAGATAACAATAACTTAAGAGGTAAAGGCATTACAGAATTAGGATCAATTTCGTGAGATGCTATACCGTGTAGGCTATCTCTGTTGCCTTTATTTTCTTCAAACGCAGCTTCAATTTCTTTGTCTATGTTTATTTTCCACTTTTGTAAATACTTACCGTGCTCTTTTATTAAATACGACCAATTGTCTCGTATCTGCACTCTAGTGTCTTTAAGCTTTTCTATTTCTCTTCGCACTCCTGGAGTAGTTGGCATAGCTTCTAGCAATTTTATTTGCTTACCTATACTTCCTATAACTTTATTATATACTTTATTTTTTTCTCCCGGTCTACCGTATAACTGTACAATAACTTCACTTAAGTTTTTTGCTTTCTTTTTACTAAAGAAGTCTTCAGCAGTAAATAAATCTCTAGCTGCTGCAAGTTGAAACAAGTGAGACGTCATACCTTCCATAGCATTATTAATTAATGTAGGAGAAGGCATATTCATTTCCATATATGCTTCAGAATTTACTTCTAATAAACTAACTTTAGATGTAGGATTTGCGTAGTATCCATTATTAATATTAGCAAACAGTGTGTCTACCTGACTTGGATTAGAGAAAAAGTTTATAAGTTTTAATAGCTTATCAAAAGCTCTTTGAATAAAAGATTTTTTAACACGCTGTCCTACTTTATATGCTCCGTCTGTTAGCACATATTCTCTAAACTCTTCTGCTAACCATTCATCCGCTTCTTTGTCTGTAAACTCAGACAAGTTTTTTATCTCACCTTTAAACGTTTTAGATTTACCTTTACGAGCTCTTACTTCATTATATAATTCTAATCGCTGCTCAGCTGTTAAATACCGTAATGTAATAGCGTGATATGCTTCGTGATATATTACACCATCTACATTCATCATATCAGATAGTAGTATTTTACTGTCTTTAGTAAATTTACCAATACCTTTATTATCTATAAGACCTCTGACAAACTCTAAAGATATTACATCTGTAGGCATATTAGCATTAAACCAAGTTAATTGCGCATCTAAATTTATATCAGGCTGTGTTGCAAATCTATCAAGCATAAATGGAGAATCATCTTCTTCGTCTTCTTCAAAAGAAGTGTCTTCGCCGGTTTGGCCAAACTTAAGTTTCTTTTCGCCTGGTATTTGTGTACCATCATTGTTCTCTCCGCCAACTGCTTGTATTGCGCTTTCAGAAATAGATTCTTGTTCAGATGCACCCATTGCAATAGAAGGTACTTCTATACCTGCATGTCTAAGTATAGCAATATGCAGTGCATTTACTTTATATTCATTCAGCCCCGGCTTCATAGCGTCTACTACATTAGGAACGTTTATTGTAAATGAGTCTCCAGGTTGATATGTTTTGCCTTCAAATTCTATAGTTTCATTTACTGTAAACGTAATATTTTCAGGCGCTCCTTGCACTTGTGCTACTACTTCCGCAAATTCTTCATCGCTTAAAGGCTCTTGAGACACTTCTACAATTTCACCACTTTCATTTACAGTCGTTTCTGTGTCATCTTTGTATGGGTCAGGCTTAGATTTTTTACTGTTTTCAGCAATATCATCCATTTGTTCTGCAGTCTTTAGAGCATTTACACCAGAAATCTCATGCTTCATATACATGTTTTTATATTGTGGTGCATTTTTTTGTCCGTCAGACTTTGTTCGCATGTCTACTTTTACAGGTATTTCTGCTTTATCTCTTCCTGCTCCTGACAATAAAAACTCAGTATAGTTATTCCACTCTTTAGTGTCAACTGTTAAATCGTCTGCTACAATAACTTCTGTAAATACGTCATACTCAACTGCAGATTTGTTATATTTTTTACCTTTAGCTTTCTTACGTTTCTTATCATTTTCTTTTTTAGTGATAGACCTTGCTTTAGAGTCTTTGTCTAAAGTGTTAGCATTAACGTGCGTTAAAAGAGTTCCTAAAAATTCTCTGAATTGTCCATTAATTGCTGGGGCTTTTTCAGGAAATGCTAAGTCTTGAAAGCTAATATATTTATCTCCAAATACTACAGTATCATTTTCAAAATATATAGAGTACTCTGTAAGAGTTCTACCTTTTGCAGACTTACCAAAAAATATAATATCTTTAAGAATAGCTTGCACACCTTTACCTGCATTACCTGGATGTATTACATCTTCTTTACTAACTTCTCCTGCTTTTACTCTAAGGTCGTTTGTAGCAAAAAGTCTAAGTAAATTATATACATTTTGTTGCTGCGCATCTGTAAGTGTGCTTAAAGATCCTTTAACAAGATTACCTCTAACACCTTTACTGTCATTAGTAGTACTATAGCTGCCTTCAGCCATATATATAAATCCATTTTTAACAGACCACTGTTTACCACCAATATTTACAACAGCTCTTCCTCCTGGCCGCTTACTCTCTTCTTTAGCTTTAGCTTTTGTTGCAACTTTTAAATCTATATGCTGTATGTCTTGTTCTTTATCTACAACTCTATGCAATACTCCGCCCGGACCGTCAGAAGATAAAATAGGAACACCTTTAGCTTTACCTTTTATAAAAGTATAAACAGGCTGTGTCACAGTCATAACTTCTGCACGAACTCCTTGGTATCGTTCTTGCTCAGCAAGCACTGCTTCTTTTGGAGTGCCGTCTTCTTTAAGATCTTTGTCAGATGCATATCTATATCTGCCGTCTGCATCAAATAACTCTGCGTTAGGTAAACTAGTGTACGCAATTCCTCCATCAAATTGTACAGGCTCTAAATTAGCATCTACTAGTACAACTTTAATATCGTCTAACTCAGTATTATCATTTGCAATAAGATCTGCAACTGTTCTAAAATTATCTTTTTTAGCTACAGAGTCGTAAAATATAATATCATCTGATAGCTCTGCATTAATAACATTATTTTTAGTAATTACAAGAAGCTTGTTACCAGTTTTTTTAGACCAGTCAGTCATTTCTTCTGTAGCTTTGTAAAAACGAGCTTGAGATTGCGCATGTTTTAGTCGCAAAGCTTCTTGAGGAGTTAAATCATCTCTAGACTCTAGCTCTTCTATAGTGTTTAATGCAGCAACATGACTACCTGCTGTTTTTAAAAACGGCAATTCAAGTACAGATGGTGCAAAATTAAAATCTCGTTCTTCTATGTTTGCATCTGCTTCTTGCGCATCTCTTGTATCAGGTTCTTTATCACTTTCTTCTTTTGTCTCTGCAGCAGGAGGAGTCATAACTTCTTGCAAATATTCATGAAAAGAATTAACAGCTTCTAAAACTTGATTTTCAAGCTCTATAGCTCTGTTGTTAGCAGGTATTCGCTTGTCGTATTCTTCAATGTCACGCCGTATTTTATCAAGCTCATCTCGTTTTTTACCTATACGTCCTGCTGCTTCTGTAAGTATTGCATCTTCTAAAGCTGCAATTTCATTTTGCGTTCTTTTTAACTCTTCTAGTAAAAAGTCTACATCTCCTTGTGTTTCTCCCTCTTCAGATAAGATTTTTAACTGGCCTGTTGCAGGATCGTACACTTCGTCTAGCGCTTTTACGACGCTTTCTTTATATATTTTAAGATTTTTTAATGCAGTTTGTAAATTATCTAAATCTGAATTTATAAGATCAAAATACTCATCAGATAAATTATTACTTGCAACCATCTCTCTAAGCTCACTTATAAGAGATTCGTCTATTGTAAACTTTCCGTCTTGATTACTAATAGCTAATTGTGAAAGTTCAGATTCTGTAAAGTATCCATCTTTTAAAAGATCGTCAAACAGTGTAGTAGCATCTAGTGCCCCTATATAATCTCTAAGAGCCTCCATCTTATTTTCATAAGACATGTTAGAATCAACTACACCTTGTATAGTTCTAATTTTTTCAGCATTATCATTAAGAGTGCTAACTTTTGCTTGCAACTTTTCTAAAGCCTTTTCCGCTTCTTGCAGTTCTATTTCAATTTCTGCTTGTATTGCTCTAGCTCCTTCTACACCAAATGCACCTCTTCTACCAATAGCATTTAAATTAACATAGTCTCTACCTTGTTTTGTAGTACGGTTTTGCACAGCACTTATAATTTCTGCTCCTTGCTCTGCTAGCGTATCTATTTTATTTTTAAGATCCTGTATAGCTGCTTTTTGCACTTCCATGTCTGCAGCAACACCTTCTTGTAATATATCTATAGATGCTTCTAACCCTTCTAAGTTTATAGACTCTATAGTTATTTCTCTAATATTAGCAGCTTCTTGTAAAAACTCTGCATTATAAGCTTGATACTTTCCTGCTCCTTCATCTAAAAGCTCTTGTATTACTTCTCTTTCTTCTTGAGCTTCCGGACTACTATCATCTTCTAACGCTTTTAATCTTTTAACTAATCTAAAGTCTTCAGCTGATGGAATTCTGACAAGACCTTTGCTGCTATTATCTTTATAGATTACTCTAAAAGTTTTAACATCTCCATTTTTGTTAGTATAGTCAAACTCAATAATTTTACCTTTATACCTTCTAGACAAAGATTTTTGCTCTGGATTTAAAGTTTCCTCTTCTTCCTTAGTTAACATATCTTGTATAGCGTTTTCAGTTTGTTGAATAACTAAATCACTAGCATTAGGATCTCTAAGCATTTCTGCAAGCTTAAGCGCTCTATGTCGCCGAGCTCTTAAACGTCGTAAATCTTTTAATTTATTAGATATATCTTCTTTATTTTGCTCGTAACCTGCAGAGTCTTTTTTTCTATAGTTTTCTAACAACTCTTGCTCTTGTGTTGACAAATCTGGAGCAGTTCCATTTTGAATTTCTTTAGTAAGCTCTACTAAATCTTCTCTTACTTCGTCTATTTGCTCTAACAATGCAAAAGCTTCATCATCTTTACCTTCTTGCTCTAATCTTTCCGCTTCTTTTTCTAGTCTAGCTGCTTCTACAGCCATTTCCATAGCCACAAGATTTGCATCTCCTGGCTTAGTAAATTCTTTTATGCCTAATCTTTTCTTAACTCTTCTACCTGCTTTAGATGCATTCATACGGCGCTCTAATGGCCCGCCAACATCCATAGTATCATACAAAAAGTCATTAAACTTTTGCATAATACTTCTATTATCTTCTTCGTCTTGTGCAGGCCTGTCTTCAATTACTTCTAAACTTTCACCTGTCAATGCTTCCATTTCTTTGATAAGCATTTCTTCTCTATTGTCTACATCTTTCATAGACGAATACGCATGCGCTAACATTTCTCTGTACTTCTCACTTATAGCAAGACCTGCAGTAGCTTCGTACACTTCTTTAATTGCAGCTGCTCTTTCTAAGTGAGACTCTACAACTTTTTGTTTACGAGAATTTAAAAACTCTTCTCTTTCTGTTTCAGACATGTTATCTGTTTCAGTAGCAAGATTAAATTGAGTTTCAAACTCATCATTACTCATGTTTTCAATATCACCTTTTAAAATGTCTGCTATGTCTCCATAATATCCAGCTTTAATTCTTGTTATTACATAAGAATACCAAGCATCGTGATCTGCATTTTTATACTCATAGTCATTGTTAGTAGCAATAGAAAAATCTCTTTTATCATTTGCATTTTTTTGACGTACTAAATTGTCAAAATTAGCTTTTACAGCTGCAGCCGCATCAGGATTTTCGTTCATAGCTTTAACAAGCGTAGATACATTTTCATCAGCTGTTTTAATTTCATTCCAACCTTCTACAGCAGAAAAACCATTCCAACCCATCCCATATTTCTTTTCTCCTGTTTTAGGATCTGTCTTAACAAATGACGGAAGCCCAAGCCCCCCTAATATAAACCCTAAAAAGATTTCTTTTTGCCCTTCGTATCCGCCGTAAGCTTGAGCAAACGCATCGTCAGTATGATTTAGTATTGCACCGATAGCTTCCATGTTACCAGGATCTTTACCTTCTGTATAGAAATATTCTGCAGCTTCTTGGCCTGATAAATTAGCTAGCCCTTGCCCACCTTCTTCTACAAATCCTTCATATAAAGGACGTTTAAGCATTGCATATGCATGTCGTCCAATGTTTCTAAACTTACCAAAATCTTTGTATGCTTCTTTATATACTCTAGCACCGTCTTTAATATCTTCTATAATTTTATTCTTATAGTTTTTATTTGCAGTACGCATACCTTTTCCAAATATTCTTGGAAACATTAACATGTTACTATATCCTACAAGTGCAGCATTTGCTGCAAATACACCATTAGAAGTTTTTACAGCAATGTTGTGCATCTTAGCTTCTTCTGCTTCACTAATAGGAGTGCCTGGATTTTCTTGAGCATACAGTGCTTTTAACTTTTCTAAAGTTTCATCGTAGTTATGTCTTGCTTCTACTCCTGACTCATAAAATGCACCGGTAGCTAATTGTCTAGCAGATCTAAGTCCATCGTAAACAGACTGCTTATTTGCAACTTTACGCATAGTATCAAGACCAGACATACCTTTTTGACCTAATAGACCTTTATTTGCTTTAATAGCAGCTTGTTTCATCATTTTACCAGCCCTAGACACTGCAAGAGCTCCTCCAAGCCCTGCAGTTAAATATTCAGATATTACAGCACCTGCGACAAAAGACAACCCATTAGCAAGTCCATCGGTCCAAAAGTTAGCAGCTCCTGAACCAAAAGCTTGGCCCAAAATATTTTGTTGTGTTTCATACGACGTATAATAATTAGGCAGCTTTTCATTTAGATGTTCATTTATACTATCTAAACTTTTTTGAAAATCATTATTAAAAAACTTATTTAAACCTTCAGAACTAGGACCGTTTTTATAGAAGTCTTGCGCAACTTCATTTATACCTACACCTAAACCAATTGTAGAACCTACAACATTATTAAATATACTAACAGGCATTTTAACACCGTAAGATCTAAAAGCTTTTTCAGCAACACTTTGCCCTTCTGCTCTATAGTCATCTACGTTAGGATCTAAAATATTAAACGGACGATCTATGTACTCATCGTAGCTGTCAAAGTCTCTATCTTCACCATACACGCTAGTACCTTTTGTAGCAGTGTTAGATAATGTAGTTAATCTATCTTGACTTCGTTGTCCTTTAGTTATAGGTAAAGTTTCTTTAGGAGCAGTTTGTTGTGACTTATCCGCAGACAAATCTTCTGGGCTTACTAAGCTATCCCAATCAGTTACAGATCCTCCAGTTTGTTTTTTATTTGACATACTAGTAATATTGATTAATTAAAGTATCGTTCATTATATCTTGTCTTTTCTCTAACACAACTTCTTTGTTTTTATTTACATACTCTGCAAAATTTTCATGATTGTATCCCGCTTCTTCAGTATACAAATATAAAACTTCTTGGTCACGCATAAAGTATAAACTATTGTTTTCATCTTTTTCTATAATCTTATCCTGACCTAGCTCTTTAATAATTATTTCTTCTAACTCTGTGCTGTTACGTCTTTTAGCTTCATCTAAACCTATACGTCCTTTTGTAACATCTAACCGTGCTTGAAAATAATCTCTAGTAGTTAGTTGTTTTCCACCGTTCTTTTTGTTTTGCAACATAAATGCAATTCTTTCGTTGTCTACAAAAATATGTTCTTGCATACTATTTGCAACATCATTTGCCCAAGGAGATGTGCCATCAAGACCAGGCTTTGCTACTAATTGAGCATATTCTGTAGTAGTTTTAGCTACGCCTTGTTTTTGATAAGATACATTATAAGTGTTAGGTCTATTTCTTAAAGGATTTCCTATGTTTGCACTTGTAAGTTGCACACTGCTCCAACTATCTCTGATACCTTCTCTATCTTCTTGTTGTGTTAAAACAAAGTCTGCTTCAGGATTAGATGCTTTTAAAGATTTATTAAACGCTGTTCTATACTTAGCTCCTTCTGGGCCTGCTGCATATTTGTAAGGTTGAGAAGTTTCATAACCACCTTCTTTAAGCCACCCTTCATCTAACAAATCTCCTCCTAAATCAGTTTTATACGTATACATTGATTTTGCAAGCTTTTTCATCATAGGAATATCTTCTTTAGTCCAATTAGCATTAGGCATAGCTTTATTAAGAGCGTCTAGTTTTTCCATTTCATCCATAAGTTGCTCAGATTCAGTATCTATAAACATGCTAATAAACCCTTCCTCTTGCGGGCGCTCCCAGTCTCTTACATTGTTTAAACCTTCAAAGTTTTCTACAATTTCATCACCTACATTTTTAAGAAATTCGTATCCTCCACCTACACCATATCCAATTGCAAACATAGCTGGAACTGTAAGCTCAGCAAAAGGCCCTCCCAAGAATCCTGCAGGAGCAAACGCAGTTCCTACAATTGTTCCTGTTGACATCATATTTTCAGTAAGTTCATCTACAGAAGTTTTTTGGAATGTAGAATTAGAATTAGTAGTTAACATATTTACAGTTTCAAATAAATCTAAATATCTATTTGAACCATCTATTTCTGCTTGCTCTTCAAATGCTCCATAAACTTTTTGATACTCTGTATAAGCAGAAGTGTTTCCAGTATTTTTAGCTACATTAGCATATGTAGTTTCTCTTGTTTCTACAACATCATTTCTTTTCTTTTCTATTTGCTCTTCTGTTAAATCAGCATTACCTGTTATAACGCTTGCAGAAGATGTAAATGCTGATTTATTTTCATCTTTTTCTTGATATACTTTTGTAGTTGTTGGAGTACCTAACGTTGTTCTTCTGTCTGCAAACTCATTGTTTGAGCTACCAACTGCGCTTTGATACTCAGCCCGTCTAGTAAACGATCTTAACCGATCTTTAATATTAGCTTCTGCCATTGCCATAAGCTCTTCTGGAGTAGCATTAGGGTTAGCCTGCTTTAATTGTATAAGTGCAAGCCTTCTAAAGTCTTGATCTCCTACTTGACTTTGCACATATGTATTATATACATCGTTTATATATGCTTCTGTAGAATTTATATCTTTACCAAAGTTTTGCACTAACCCTGACATTTCTCCGTTATAGTCAAGCTCTAATTCGTTTTGCACTTGATATGGATTTTCTTTCCACACACCATTTTCATCTTGAATGTAAGATTGATGCTGATCAAAAGAATTAGTACCAAAATCCCAAACATTGTTACCTTTAGCTCTTTGCTCATTTATAAATGCAAGCTCATCTTGTCTAGTTTTATAAGATTGCTGGCCAAGCTGTACACCCCTATTTGACAACAAAGAGTTAGTAGCATCATCTATTGCTAGTGATGCTGCTCCTGACTCCCAATTACCATTTGCTGAATAATCTTGTAATATATTTTGTCCTTCTGCTTTTGCATTGTTTACAAGCCACTCGTCGCCTTTACCTACCTGCACTTGTGCGTATGCTCTGTCTAGTAAAGATTTCTTTTCTAGAGTTTGATCATACCTATTTCGTAAAACTTCTGCAACTTTAGCGTATCCCGGATCGACATACTGACTCTGCATAGGAGTTAAATTGAATTTTGCCATAATATATTTTATATTTTTATATTAACTAAACTGATGCCGAATGACTGTATCGACGAACAGCTAGTATTCTGTTAGGATCAAATGTAGCTTCAGTAACTCCTCCACCACCTTTGCTTCCTTGATTACCACCAAGCACTATAATATTTCCATTTTCATCTGTACCTGCATAGAATCCTACATGACCTGTGTTAGCCTTATCTGAACGCTCTCTAGCTGATGTCATGTCATCATATTTTCCTTTTGGATCTCTCCACATAACAACAACATCCCCAATTTGATAATCATCTGCAGCAACTGGTACACTATTTTTATCATTTGCAAAACTTCTAGCAGATGCAGTGCCTGCATGCTCATATCCATTCATACCAAGAACAGATGCTGTAAAACCTGCACACCAAGCAGTTTTATAAGGATTATCTATTTTAGCTGTTCCTGCATAGTTATTAATAATTTCAGTAAGTAATCCTGTATGATCGGTTTCATTTTTACCTAAAAATGCTTTTGCTAATGTCATATTATCGTTACTAGCTAAAATTTCTTGAGCTGTATCAGAATTAGTGCCTGTGGCAGTTTGAATAACTTGTGCAGCATTATCAGCGTTTCCAGGATTATTATTTGACTGGGTATTAACTTGATTACTATTTAAAACTTTTCCGCTTTTCATATAATCTTCAATCGCCTGCTGCTGTTCTTCAGGGCTTAAAGCTCTTCCTAATACACCTGATCCTCCATCAATAGCATTTGCCATTAATATTGTTGCATCAAACGCTTTTTTATCTCTGTTAGCAGTTACAAGATTAGCAGCTGCAGTTTCTACTGCACCTATTTTATTAGCTTGTTGATCTGCTTGCATCTGTACGTTAAACTTGTTAGCATCTTGCTTCAATTGTTTTACTGATAACTCATTACCTACATTTATAGTATCAGCTTTCATACCTAACTCAGCTTGCATATTATCAATAGTAGTTCTAGATTTAACTTCTCTATCAGTTACACCAGCATTTGCATCCATCTTTCTTTCATATGCAGACATTAAGTTAATCATATCTGCAGGACCGCCTCCGCTAGTTTTAACAAATTGTACTACTTTTTGAAAATCGTTTTCATTTATAGCTCTCTCTCTGTCAAATTTTTGATATTTAAGTTTAGGAGTTTCTACCGCAGTCACATCTCCTACTGCTTGCATTTGTGGAGTGTTAGCAGTATATGCAGCTATAGGCGCAATCATACTTGCAGCTAAAGCAAGTTTATCTGATTTTGCGTAAGGATTTATAATATCGCCGTAAGTAGTAGTATTTCCAGATGTATTAACGCCTTTACTTATTGTAGTATTATTCGAAGTATTAATGTTATTATTAACACCAAGTTCAGGATTATCAGAATCATATGACCCAATAACATCTACTGTATCACCTGTAAGAGGATTTATTACAGAGCCGTCTTCGTTAAAATCGCTCATATTATACATATAAGGAGACTCTCCTGGCCCAAAGTAACTTGCACCAGTATCATAATATGTAAAATCTCCTGCTTGTCTAAAGTTTTTAGCAAAGTTTTCTTTTTCAGTTCCTGGACCTCTAACTGATTCAAGCATTGCTTCAGTAGTAGGTTTACTTCTATCTCTGTCTACAAATGCACTTAATCTATCTGAGTAAGATTGGAGTAGTACAGGTGAATCCACAAGTGTATTGTCTTGTGGCATAGAAAGATTTTTAAAATTTCCCATCTGAGCATATCCTGCTACTTTAGAGTTTCGACCTGCTGCCTTATCTTGTGCAGCTGCTAATGCGTCAATTTCACTTTGACTTCCACCTTCTTTTAACAACTTTTTATGAGCATCTGCAAACGAGTGTCCACCATATCTTTTAGACCCATCTACATTTACATAATCAGAAAAGTAATAAGGCATTTCCATACCACCATGCTTTGCACTTGATACACCATCTTTAGTCTCTCCTCTTTCTACTTCTGAATCACCATCTATTATACCTCCTTGACTATGTCTATTGCCCATAAACTGAACAGCGTCTGATCCAGGTATAGGCATCATACTTCCACCTTCAAGTTTCATACCTCCTTGTTTATAGCCTTTCTCATATTCAAATTTAGCATCTTCATTTGCATATTCAGTTCCCCACTTAGGAATAATAGGAGATATAATTTTTCTCATTAAATTTCTAAAACCACTCTCAGTATTACCACGCTTTTCAAAACGTTTAGCATCTCTGTTATAGTTTTTTAAATATTTTTTTTCTTTACCAGCTTCTGTTGCATCTACTAAACCTTGTTGAAAACGTCTTCTTTTGTCTTGCTCTCTCATCATTTGCTTATCATTTAAATAAGTAGCATGCGCTTCAGAACGGTATTTTATGCGATCTGGGATCTGGTCTGCAAACTGTGCCCCTCGTTGATCTAAAGGATTTATACCTAGCCTTTGCTCTCTAGGCAATACAGTTTCTTTAGTACCTCGCATGTAAGTTGTTTGATTTTCTACATCTGGGTTGTGCGGATTGTCTGCAAAAGTTCCTTTACTGTGAAGCTTAGTGCCTCCATATAGCCCTACGTTGTATCCAGGATTTTTTAAAGTATTATATTCATCTTCTGTTACATTAACATTTTCAAACGTAGATCCTAAATATCCAGAGCCGCCTCCAGAATATGCATTACTTCTACCTACATTGCCTAATTTAAAATCTCCTTGCTTGTATTTCATACCGCCTTCTTTTACGCGAACACCATAACTACCTTCTCCAGTACTCATTGTATTACCCATATCTGTAGTAGTACTTCCTATTCTTTCAAGCTCTTTTCTTGTTTCGTCTCTATTCATAGCAGTAAGCTCGTCGCCTATAAGAGTAGTTTGCAATCTATCTTCTTTTCTAGCTTTACCTCTTCCTAAAACACTTTTTACTATATCTACACCAGCAGATAAATCTCCAGATAATAGCCTACCTGCATCTGCAGCTACTTCTGCTCCTGAATAGAACATATCAGAACCATCATCTACTAATGATGATGCTAAATTTCCTGCCATAGAAGCTCCTATTCCTCCGCCACCTGCTTCGCCCCCGATACCATCAGCTGCCGCGTCACCTGCGCCTCCTTCTCCAGGAACTACATAATTTCGTGTTTGAGCATTATATCCTATTGATCCTTCAGGAGCTCCTTTTCCAATATTCATTTCATACCCAAATGGCATATCAATATTGTCCATTTCAGCATCAAAACCTTTGTCTCCTGTTAAAGTTCTTCCTACCCAATCTCTACTTAAAAAGCCTCCAGGCTGGTACTTACGTATTTTTGAATATAAACTAGGTGCTATTTTTTTATTTTTTTTCATATTATCTTATGTATTTGCGCATTCCGGCATTGAAGGAATACAAATTTACAAAATTTTGATTTAAATTATTAAATGTTAGACGAATACCTAAATAGGTGTCAGCAAATTTTCTTTGCAAGTTCCACGGTTTAGCAGGATCAATATACATATTATGTGTATTTATTCCATACGCACCATTAACTTGCCAAGTAGCTTCAAACATATCATGCACATCCTGGTTACCTACCCAATCTACTGCCTGAGAAGTTGTAGTAAGAGAATCCCATTCTAATTGAGTATCAGCATTTGATTCTGGAAAACCAGAAGTTAATACTCCTGCAGGTGCATATGCTGTAGGAGTCATTGCAAAAGTTTCATTAGTTGGATTGCTATAAGAAGCACTTTGAAAATGTGTGGTATATAAAGCAGCTTTATCTCTAAATTTATTTATTTGCCATTTGTGTGCTATTTTTCTAACATTTTCTAAATAAGCAATTTCAGTTTTTCCTGAATGCTGAGTACTATTATATACAAAGAAAGATGTAAACCCGTCTTTATCTAATCTTTTGTACCTAACATCTCTTAAATTTCCAACTCCATACTCATCTGAAGCTCTATCAAACACTTCTGTTTCATATGATATATTTGAAAATATTTTTGATACATCTCTTTGTTTTGGACTATTAATAACAGCCTCTACTTCAAAAGGATATGTAAATGCTTCTACATTTAATATTTTATTTATAGGATACATCAATGAATTTTCTGTTCTTGGAGCGCAAAGATAAAAAGCTCCAGGTGTGTATACAGAATTGTGAGACCACAATCTCCAAGAATGCATATTATGAACACCATTCCAACCTGTAGCTCCGTTTCCTGTCCAACCATCAGTTAAAAACACAAGCTCTCCGCTTTCTCCAGCTAGCATACTAGCACCTTCAACTAAAGAATAGTTATGAGTAGTACGCTCCCAAAAAGGATTAGGAAGCTCTTCCCAATTAAAGAAACTACAAAGTCCTGAAAATTCTCCTGAACCACTTTTATACGTGTATAAATGAGGTAAGTAATCATGAAAAGATCCCCACACATTTTGCTCTGGATAAAAAGAAATTGTCCATCCTACTCTAGCCCATAATTGTCTAGGCCGATCATCTTCGTCTGTTCTTGCTAACGGAGGTATTGATCTATCTGGCCTACCCTGTATAACATTGCTATCTTTAAAAGATTGTAACTTTACACTTATGTCTATAGGAACTTCAATGTTTATAAAATCTTCTTCGTTTTTTACTGTAAAATCTAAAGTGTCAATTATCCTATCTGAAGTATACAATTTGTAAGAGTATTCAGGCTTATTACTAGAAGATATATCATTTAAACTTCCGTCAAAATTTTCTTCTGCTGTAAATGTTAACGTTTGGCTTTCAGTTCTCCACATTTTTTCTATCTTATATGTACCATTAGATACAACTCTTTCTACATACTCGCCTCCATAATGGACTTTAAGACTACCTGTAGTCATTCCAGATACTGTAAACTGTGTGATAATTTTTCTATTAGAAACAGTATTTAACTCCTGTCGTAAAGCATTTGACCCTGCGCCACTGTGTGTTATTTTATTATCTTTTATTTGCCATTTTGTATTGTCATACGCCCACGCATCAAATGCAACGTCTTTTATAGAAACAGACTGAACATATAAAGTATCTCCTCTATCAGCCTTTCCTCCAAAAATACTAAGTTTATATGACTCTCTATTTCCTGTTTTAAAGTTTACACCAGTTGTAGTATATACACTTTGATTAGTCACTACATGAAATATGTCATCTTCTCCTAAAGCTCCAGGTAAATTTATTCTAATACCTTTAGCACCTTTCCAAGTTATAATTAATATATAGTCTGTATAAGGTTCAAGAGAAACTTTATCTAAATAGAAAAAAGGATCATCTGGACCGTAATCCATTTGGAATGTACCAGATGATAATGCTCTAGAAGATGCGTCTTGTGCTATTTCATAGTAAAAATCTGCAGATGTATTTTGACTACTAGAAAAATCTGTAGCATCAGAAAAGTCAGTTATAGGTAATAGTTCATTTCCATAACCAAAATCTCCATTTTCAACTTTTTCTACTCCAGGAAAAACTTGTAACTCAAATATTTTTTCAGATGGATTATATACAATTTTACCTTCTCTATTACTTCTGCTTCTTGTTCTTCCATATGGTTCAAAAAAGTCTTTACCTTCTAGTGTAGGCAACAAAGCTCTTTTTGTTAAAAGTATTCTTTGATTTCTTTCATCCCATCCACTTACAAAACCTACACCTAGTATAGGACTATCTGGCAGCCTATAGTTCCATTTATCAGAACTAAGATTTTCTTGGAACCAAGATTCCATTCCAAGCTTACTTATTTCAACAAGTTTTTGTCCTGCCATAAATATTTTATTATTTCTTTGATCAATAAAGAAATATCCATATTTAGTAATTAACGTTGAATACTGAGATTGTGTACCTCCATATCCTTCTTCTGTTTGTAAAAACTCATCAGGGTCTTGTGAAAATATATCTCCTGAACCTATAAATGCTTCTGACCCATCTTTCATAGTCATAGTTTGTTTACCTTTTGTAAGCAGCAAACTATCTTCCATGTGTATATATAAAAGATTATTAAACGCAGCTAGGTTCCATAACTCTCCTCTATTTTTAGGCATATCTTTGTAGTCGTTTGCTAAAAAATGTCTAAAGTTATCAGTAAGACTTCCAGGATCTGATTTTGTAGATCTTTGAACTCTAGTAGTAAAAACTGTAGGAGCAGCTATTAAATTTGGTAATGCAAACGCAGGTCGCGTATCATTTACTTTTGAATAATCTATGTTATACTTTATACTAGGCTGCGATGTTAAATCATAATATGTAGAAGGGTCGTAATGTTTTCCATCTCTATCTTGTATTGCTACTTCTTTAAAAGAAGACCCAGGAACATATACGGATTCTTTACCTTCATCGTGTCTAAAGTTTACGTTGTCAGTAGTTTCAATAATAGACATAATTGCAGAAATTCTACATCTAGGATCCATTGTACTTATACGTGGAGATAAGGTTTGTCTAAATCCATATCTACATAAAAATATATCTCCTCCAAATATTCCATGCTCAAAATGCACAGGATTAGCCCACCCATGTATTTCTGGGTTGTATTGGCCATTTGGAGCTGACGAATATTCTGTAAAGTATGTACTAGCTGTACTTTGTTGGACAGCAGCTGTACTGTATCCTCCAACTAGCCCGTTAATATTATCTAATTGTACTGCTAACTCTTGCTCTATAGCCTCAGCTGGATCTACAAAATTATATAAGTCTCTTCCTACTATTTGAAAACCTGTCCAAACTAAGTTTTGACTATCTATAGTATTATATACATCTGTTTTAAAAGCTTCTAAGTTTACAGTACGAACTTGAGTTGCAGCATTGCTTAAATATACAGATTTATAATCTGACTTATTTGTTCTAATACCATTGTAATCATCTATATTAAGGCTCCCTACTTCATTTGTTACGCCTATTGCCATATGTGTTTCGCCGCCTCTATTATATAGTCTATACCCAAACCCTGCAGCAGTTGCAGTTAGTACTGTATTTCCTTCTACATATGTTTTACATCTTTCTTTTATTACATAATTTACAAGGCTTGGAAGTACTGAAGTACTTTTAGAAATATAAAAATTAGACTTTATTAATTCAAAATTACAAGCACTATCTACATCTAACTCGTGCAAAACTCCAGGTCCTAAAAATACATTGTGCGTTGTTATTGTTTGCACTGAAATGTGTGTAGCAGGCGATATAGAATCTTGAGTTCGTAAAAGTTCAAAATTATAAAAAGAAAGTACATTAGTTTTTCTTTCATCATTTTTATGGTCACCAATTTCTAAAGGCAACTTTACCCAAAAAGGTTGGCTACTACTAACTCCTTCAGCTGGATCGTTAGGACATCCTCCAAGTCTTCCTGTTTTTTTAAAATAAGGAACAACAGGGCCTTGTCCTAAAATTCTTTTATTTTTATGATCTCGTTTTGCGTGATAAATTCTAAATCCTTGAACTTTTCTTGCTATTTCTATAGGTATTTTAATATCAGTAAGATCAAATCCTAACACACGAACAGTATCGCTAACTACTCCTCCATCTGTAATTGTATGACAATAACCAGGCAAGTCAGGATTTTTAACTTTCATCCATCCTTCATCAAAACTACCGCCTAAAGCATTAGAGACATTTGAATCATTTGGATAGTCAGCAGAGCTAAACTGCTCAGCAAACCAGCTTCCAATTGCATCAGCTAGTCCGCCTCCCGCCCAGTTAGGAATTCCTGAATCTATATAATACGACTCATGTGACACAAGTATCCAATCATTATCTTCTTGTATAGAAACTACAAGGCCATTATAAGTTCCACTTCCTGTAGCCCAATCAGCCATGTCCCAATATATTTCATATGTAGTACCTACTTCAATAGTAGTAGGCATATGATCAACATGAAATGCTGTCATGGCAGCCATCATGTATGTAGGTATTGCATCGCCATTTTCATCTATCCATGTTAGTCCTAGTGAATTTATATCACTGTCTGTAATTGCTATATCATCAAATGTCCATTTAATATCAGGAGCGTCTGGATCTGCTAGTGACGGTGAGCTAGTACTAGTATGTTTAATAGCTGCAAACTCATTATGTGAATTTTTAGGAAAATGATGATGTCTAACTCTTGCAGGTTTTCCATTTTCATCTTTATATGCAGGATGTGCAAATGCAGGAGTAGAAGGATAAAACTCAGTTTCGTTTTCCCAATAATTCATATTGTTTGAATTTGGTTCCTGACTATAAGATTTAACATGGAAATTTTTTACATTTCCTAGTTTCATTATTTCTGCTGCATCAGCCCCCTGAAGATCAGTAGCACTAGTATCTAAATCATATTTTTCATCTAGTATAGCTTCTCGCCCAGGAATGTGATATGCATATGACATGCTACCATCATTAAGTATAAAAGCAATATAAAAAGCATATACTTCACCGCGCATATACCCTCTACGCTTATAACAATTCCAAGGATCTCTATATCCGTTTGATTTGTCTGCTTCTAAAGGCTCAACTTCTATAAAGCCATTTTCAATGTTATCTGTAATTAATGAGTATGGATCAAAATTGGAAATCTCTTTAACTGTAGCAGTTAATTTAATATCTGCTGCATAAGGTTGAAAACCTATATCTTTTGTTCCTGTTAAATTTCCTAAATATAAAACATCATCTAACTGCGTCATAGTTTTTACAGTGTCATAAGATACTTCATCAATTATTACATCTTCTACAGACGTAGAAATATATCCTTCTGTTCCTGAAAAACTTATGTCTATATGTTTATCCCACTGCTCCATACCATCCTGGCCTATTATTGCAGGATTTAAATTATTAAATGATACTTCTATATCATGCAATTGAAATGCAAATCTTTGATCTTCAATACTTTGTATAACAACTGGACGTATAAATTTATAACAGTCGTTTATATTATTTACTCTCCATTTTATAGACTTTCCTGATTGACTTCCTGCTGCAGCACCATCATATCTTTCAATAGGCGTAACACTTTCTACATCTTCTACAATTGGTACAGGATTATCTACTACTACAAAATTAGTTACAGTTAAATCTACATCTACATATGCTAAAGCTAATTGATACGTACCTGTTACTAATGCCCCTCCAGAAGTTACACTGTGTAAGTTTATATTAGGAACAGGACCGCTGTGTGTAAATAAATTTAATTGATCTACATAGTTTTTATTAGTAGTATCAATCCATTTATTTGCATATATTAAACCAGGATTACCTAAACGATCTTGTCTGCTTACATTTAAAGTTCTAGGAGGATTTAAATTATCTGTCCAATAAACTATAAGATCTTCGTTTGCATTAATTTTATACGTTCCTGTTATAGGATATGACGCATCAAATTTTAAATTAATATCTACAGGAACTCCTGCTGCGTTTATAAACCCATTTTCCATTACTGCTCCCCATTCCGCATCACTTTCGTCACCATAAGGAAGATTTAAAAGCGTTGTATATTGATTATTACTACGAATAATTCCTATTTCAGATCTAGCATAATGAGCGCTTTGAGTAATCTCTTCAGTTTCAGGATTTATAAAAGTATATCTATTTACAGAAAATACAATAATTTCATCATTAGTAGTTTCTATAGTTCCAATAACTTTGTATCCAGGCAGCTTTCCTATATTAGGTCCTTCTTGAGTACCTTTTTCATTACTAACAGCACCATCAACGTTATTAATAATTGCATTTCTTGCATACCGCCACGTTCCTTCAGGTTGATCTGAAGGATGCGTATCTCTATGCATTCCTTTTGTAAGTCTACCCATTACCCTCTATATAATGTTTCTCGTTCATTCATATTTTCAAAAAATGCTGCATGTCTATTTAAATTAGGAACCAGTCTAACCCACTGATTCATAAACGACTCATACCTATCTATGTCTGGATAGTTAGCAGCGTTTCTAGCTTGAGTACAATATTGTTTCCATTTTTGGTCTGCAAAATTATAATCTATTTTGTTGCTAGGCTTGTTAAATCCTCCTAATAACATTTGTTTATATACATACCAAAACATAGCTTCTTTATAACTAACATCGTCTGGAATCAAAGGATAACAATCTTCGTCAGTTGGAAGCGCCATATAACTTAAACATACTTTACCTTCCATAAAAGATGTTTTAATATAATCTGCATCTACTATGTAAGAGTCTTCGCTTTGTGCAAATTCATTTACACACTCATCGCAATGCATACTTTTATGGAACGTACCTGCACCATATTTTAAAGGCTCTAACCTTGCACCATTTCCAAAATAAATATTTTCAAGCACTAGCATTCTACTTTGCAGCTCTCTAAGTTCTAACACATTAGATTTATACTGAGTATCAAATTGATTTAAATCTGCAGTAACTAGCGTAGAAGATGTTAAAGTTTCTAAATCTGCATTATATTCTCTAATATCATCTCTAAGACTTTTTATTTGAGTTACTAATGTGTCTAGCTCTGTGCTCTTTGCAGGGCTAACAGATTCGTTAACTGCAACTTGATTTATATAATACAAATCTTCAGGCAGTAGGCATTTGTTATTTTTAATAGTTAACACAGTTTGTTTTTGAACAAGTTGTGTGGCTGCTCCAATATGTTCAAGAGCTTCTCCTATCCATTCTACAGCATCTGTTACCCAATCTGCATTATTAGGTTTAAGATCTCTCATAACCTTTCTAATTACACATTTGCATGATGTATTTTTATATACTGCCATTGTATTGTATTTTATAAATTATCTAAGTTAGGAGTAGCAGGCTCTAAAAACCCACCATCCATTTTTTTCTTTTTAACAGGTTTACAAATATCTTTCTTATTTTTAGAATCGTATCCTGCATAGTAATACCCTTTCCAGCAAGCTTTGCCGTCAGAGCCTTTCTTTTTACCTTTTCTAGCCATGTTAATCTATTCTTTCAATTGCTGGTTCTAAAAACCCGCCTGTTTGGTATCTCATTGGAGAAGCCATTTTTTTCTTCTTTTTCTTTTTTGTAGCCATTCCGCCTTTCTTTTTATTATTCTTTTTAGCTCCTGCAATTCTATCAGCAGCTGTAGGATTAGGATTATTATCTATTCCTGCTTCTACACTAAGCATTCCAAATTTAGAACCACCTTTTTTATAACTTTTCATTTTTTTCATGTAACCCATAATTATTCTTTTTTAAATTTTAAATATGCTAAGTCGTCTGTTTTTAACAGATTAATTAGTTTTTCTTTATTACCTTTAATACCTCTTGTTGCATCAAACCTATATACAGATTTATTAGGAATTCTACATTTACCCTTACGCCAATAAAATTTACAATAATAGCCGTCAGTATAGTATATATGCCACTTAATACCTTGTTCTGTTTCCGCATTGTATAATTCTTTACCTTCTTCTAGTAATTCTTTTTTATATTTATTAGACTCTCCCCAATCTACTCTAGGATTGCGAGGGTCTCTTTCTTTTCTAACTATAGATAATGTAGATAAATTATTTCCCATATCAAAAGTATTTCCATTTAAAATATCTTTTATAATTTCTATGTTAAATTCTTCACACACATCTCTAAAAAGTTTTTTATCAACAAACTCAACAGCATGTACATATTCTTTATATATATCTTGTAAAGTATACGACATTAACTACGTTGTTTTTTTGACGATTTTTTAGCTGGCTTAACTGGAGGCGGATCTTGTGCATTATCATTTGTAGTATCTGACATTGTTCCAGCTAACAACTGAAGTTCCGTACTAGCAATACCTTGTGTTATCATTTGTATCATATCCATAGGAATAGGAAAATCTGAATGCACATCATAACACATTGTTCCATCACAGTCAAAACCTTCTAATGCTTCTGGATCTTCAAATATACCTCTAATGTTAGCATACTGCATTCCATTTGCATTATATATATACATATAATCTTCAATCATATATGCTCTTTTAGCATTTTTTGCATACTTATCATAAGGCAGCCACTGTACTGTTATAGGATCTACAATAGGAATAGTTTCTAAACCTGTTACATCAGATACATGCGTAATAGCGTCTCTAAAATTTAACCTAACTGTTTTAGGTATTTTAACTTGAGATTTGTATACATCACAATTTACAGGAAGTTTGCAACACTTTGAAGCATCTACCTTTTTAAATTCAATACACTTAAGATCTTGCTCAAGGTGTCTTGTAATGTTACCATTTTTAGCAAAGTCTCTTCTAATAAACATTGCTCTGTAATACTTAATATTAAATTTTAGCTGAGCTATAGAAATATTTTCTCCAGTATTAGATCTACCTCCTCTAACTAAATTTAAAATGTTGTACGCTATTTCGTCTAGTGTCATGTTTCTTACACGTTAGTTTGTAAATATCCTTCGTATCCGCGTTGCTTGTTCCATATATGTGCTTGTCCTGTTCTTTTAGCTTCGTACCCCATTGCTTTATGCCAATCGTCATTTTTGCATATTGAAGGTATAAATCTAACTTTGATTCCTCTATATTCGTTTACCATTTCTTTGTGTAGATGCCCGCAATGAGCTTCTCTAGACGTAGTTCTAGCAAACATTTCTGGTTGTTCAGTTGCCATTATAAGCGGCATATCTGCAGCTTTAACTTTATCTCCGTGAGTAAATAAAATCATATTAGTTCCATATTCATAATACTTACGATGATCGTGTGAGTTGTTTATATTAACTCTATCATCATTTATAAAATATGCATCTAAATACTCTCCTGAATAAAACATTCTTTCATAGTCATGATTACCCTGTATTACAACTACATCTACATCTGCGTATTGTGCTAAATAATCAATTGCTTTTACCATTAATCCGCAATATCCTACAAATGTTTCTCTCCAATCTGCTGAGTCAAACTGCGGTGTACCTTTAGTTGTAGCTCTAGTTAGCCCTTCAGAATTCATACCATCGTTACCAATAGGTAATATTATTTTTTCTATATCTAAACCTATAGCCTTTTTCATAAGGTCTTCTATAACATCCATGTACTCATCTTCAGCTTCTTCTAAACTTTGTCCTGTATATTTACCATAATGAATGTCAGGTAAAGATACTTCGTAAGCAACAGCATCTGGTTTTTCAGGTGTGCACTTTTTACATTTTTTAGATCTGCCTTCTTTTACTGGGCTGTTTTCTTCTAGCATTTGTATAATAGAATCTTTAAGTCCAGTTAATAAATTATCTTCACTTTTAACTACTACTGAAAACCTAGACTCTCCTCCCATATTTTGCCAGTACTTTACTGACTTAATATCTTTTTTGCTAATACTGTTATCTTTAAGAAACGCATCAAACTCAGTTACTTCATGCGCATCAATATTGTTAACATTTATATTAGCTAGTTGTGAAGTTTCAAAACCCTCCATAAGCTCTATACGAGCTTCTCTAAGAGCTTCTTTACAAACTTCCGGACTAGCTTCTAGTTTATCAGCTAAACGCTTAGATCCCTCTTTTAAATAGCCTGGTCTTTTAATTAAAAATTCTTTAATTTCGTTTTTGGTCATTTCTTTCTAATTTTTTCTATAGATCTTCCAGCAAAGTAAGCTCCATAGACAGTTATTAATAAAGTTTGGTATATTGGTATATATGCAGGAGCAATACTGAATCCTCCTGCGTTTCCGTCAAATATAGATATAACTACAAACATAGCTGTAAGAAATATACATATTAATGGTCTAATGTTTTTTGACAACCAGTTATCGGACTTCATGTCTGCTTCCCAACGTCGTGTCACTTGTTCCTGCGCTTGCGACTCAGCTTGCATAAGAACTTCTTCCATCTTACGCTTTGCTTCTAGTCTTTCTTCTTCAGTAGTTGTTAGGCTATCTATTACCCCTCCTACTTTTTCTATGACGTTTCCGCCTAATATTTTTAATAACTTACTCATAATTTAAAATTAAGTCTAATGTTTTAGTTTCATCTCCTGTAACTTTAATATAAACATCAAATGTAGATTTATATTCAAAATTTTCTAAACCTTCTAACACATTATAAGATGTCCCTGAAGGAATAGTAATTCCTTTTAAAACATAATAAATTTCACTGTGATCTACATTTTCTATAGGCTTATCATCTACGTCTCTTTTTGTAACTACGCGAAGTTCTTTTTTTAAATAAATATCTACATCTACAGAATTAGAACAAGTATTAGACAGTAAAAATAAGTTTATAGTACGATTAGGTACTTTTATACTTGCACGTTTAGATAATAGTTTATAATCAACAGCCCCTGTTGCATCTCCTGCTATATGTCTATAAATACTTCCCATTATTCAGTTTCTATTATTTGTACTGCATCTACTGCTAAGTCTGCTCTATAACTTGTACCATTTTGACTTACAAAATATATATAATAATCTGCACCATTTCTATAGCTATTTAAGCTAATTGTTTTTTCTTGCCATACGCTACTATTACTTGTAAATCCAGACCAGTGTCTATTAGTGCTCGCATCTCCTGTATGTAAGTATTGTGCTAATTCTGTAGCATTACTATGATTTGCTGTAGCAGCTGTATGTATGTATACAAATAAATCTCCCATATTTGTACCATATCCATGTGCCCAAAATTTTAAATTTAAATCATTAGTAGCGTCAATCATATTATTACTATTAAATGCAGGCATTCTTGCTACAAAACAATATGCATGTCTACCACCTGTAACTTCAGTATACATGTATTTGTCTAGGTTAGTAGTTGTATAGTGGCCCCCATTTGAAATATTTACTCCTCCAGTAGGCCCTGTTCCACTTGATCCTGTACCATCTTGTCCTAAATTCCAACCTTTAACAGTTTTGTTAGATGTTCTAGCCCAATATGTACCGTCTGTGGCACTTGTTCCATTTACCCATCCATTGCTAGGAGACCAACTTGAAGTATAACCTTCTTGCGTACTCTCCCCTTCAAACTGATATGTTGCTGTATGTAAAGGGTATATTACTGCTCCAAACAATGCGCCACTCGTTAGTACTCCATTATTTGAATTACTCGATGAATCAAATACAGTAGTACCAGAGTTTTCTTCAAACTTCCAATAGCCAACTAAATTAGAACTGTTGTCATAATTACCACTGTCAGCTAATAAGTTCATTGGTTGCCCACTATTATATACAGCAGCTATAGCATCCGCATCTAAATCAGTATCCCATATTGCACAATCATTCATAACACCATCTAAAAATTGACTGTATGTATGACTTGTAGCGTGAGATCTAATACCAAAATATATATGCGTCATTGTAGCAGTCATAGTTGAAAAACTTTGAGCTACTCCTCTTGCATTATGTGCAGGACTACTGCTCTGACCTTCTTGTCTTAGAACTCCGTCTAAATACAATTTCATTTTACCATTGTAGTCTGTACTTTGATAAGTAAATGTTTCACTTGTATCCCAAGTAGCTGCTATGTGATGCCATTGTCCATCTGTAAACCATCCCGCCTGCGCACCACTAAATTCTGTGTCAGAAGCAGCAGTTCCGTAATCTGTATATATTCTACTATAAGGTATGCCATGATCTGTTGGAGAATCATTTTTAGCATTGCAAATAGAAGTAATTTTAGACCCGCTAGCATCAGTAGTGTAATCTATTCTTACAGGCCAAGCTCGTCCTACTGCATGCACTACAGGCATTAAAATTGTAATAACATTATCAGTAGTGCCTGTGTCTGCATAATTATTTATTGAAAGAAAGTAGATAGCTTTAGCATTAGATTCTGAATCATCTAGCTTAACCCAAAAAGAAATAGTACCTCTTGTTTTATTTATTGGGTCTGAAGATAATGTAACATCTACGTAATCATTTGTACCATCAAGTGTTACACCGTAAGCATCTGTATAGCTTTCAATAGTTTGACCAGACATATTAGCAATAGTAGATTTAGCCTGGCTATCTACCTTGGCTATATCAGCTATTGCTTTATCGTCTATTTTACTTATTGTCCCCATTATGCTATTTCTATCCAGTCCATTGACGGGTTAAAATATAATTGATCGTTATCTGTATCTAATGCATATCCTAATACTCTTATTATATCTCCAGAACCTGTTGGAGGATCAACTGTTGCTACACCACCATCTGTTGCTGATAAATATACTATACTACCTTTAGCTTCTGTACCTTCTATTTCTACGTGGTGTGTAACCATGCCTCGTATAAGCATACCATCTGTGCTAGGATCTGCATCTATTGCAACTGCTAAAAGCCCAGATGCATAATCAGCACTATCCGCGTCTGATAGTTCCCAATAGCCTGTAGATTTATAACAATATATTAAACCTGCCACTGTATCACCACCACTTGGGCCTTGACCAAAAAATACTACATCTCCATTTGCATCACCACTAGTGCTTGTACTAGTAGGTGCAAGTTCACGAATTGGAGCTCTCAACCTAGGTATTGTAGTACTACTATCACTATTAAATGTTATACACGTTGTACCATCGTCATCTTTTATATCGTTACCTTTAACTTGAAGATCACCTTCTATAAGTAAATCTTTATTTTGATCTATGGTAGCAGCTATAGCTACAGTACTAGTAGTATTTGGTGTAACATAAAATTCTAACTTACTACCACCTGCACTATTTGTTGCGTGAGTTTCTGTTGCTATACCTTTTATTTGCAAGGTTACGTTACTGTCATCCGCACTTTTCCAATTAAGATCACCTAGACTATTAGTAGCTACAATTGAAGTGTCTGTAGATTGAAATTGAAGTCCAGGTGTTGCCCCTTCTATATATACTTGGTCAGCAAGATAAACATAATCAAGACCACGTTTCATATAAATTTGACGATTAAAAGTATTATCATTTATAGTACCTATAGCAAACTCGTCAGCATCTTCATTGTAAACTATTTTAGCTCCATACCGAGGAGCATTTATACTATAAGTACCTGTTTCGTAAAATGTTATACCACCACTACTATCATCATCATCTGTACCTCCAGTATCGTTACAATATATAGAAATCCAACTATTTGATGCATTACTTGGTCCGCCCACTACTATGTTACCTGCAAAAGTACTTTGTGACGCAAAATAGCTACCTCCCTCAAAATAACTATCTCCTCCACCTACATAAAATGCATAAGCATTAGTAATAGTTTGATTTGTACCTGCTGCTGGTGCTCCTTTTATATAAACTGTAGAAGCTGTAGTAGTTGTTACAGATGCGTTTGAAGCTAATAAAATAGGCTGCTCAAACATAACGTGATGGTAGTTAGCATGTGTTCCAGAAGCAGAAGTAGTAGCATCTGTCATCGCCATAGAGTCTATATGTAATGCCTGCCCATCAGCGCTTACTACAAGATTTCTATCATCATCTATTACAATTCCTTTTAAAGTAAAAATACTAGACAAACTTTTATCCCCTGCTGTTAAAGTTGTAGCTGTTGCAGCATTACCTGTAGTATCTTGATTTAATGTAGGAACATTATTTGCATGGATAGTCCCAGCACCGTCTGATGTTAAGTCTACAGGTATAGTTAGATTGTTTGTAATAGAAGAAGCTCCTAAGTCTAAAGCTATTTTACCGCTCTCTATAACAAGACCGCCATTTGCTTTAAGGTCTACAGAAATTAAATTAAGAGACATAGATATACCATCCATGCCTAAGTATACATATGGCACTGCAAATGTTCCGTCTTTTCTTAAAAATTTAGTTTCATGTATACTAGAGCCAGCAGGAACTAATCCAGCTGCATAACTGTTACCACTGCCCATTGCATCAGAAGTTAAAGTACCAGTAACAGTAAGGTTACCAGCGATAGTTGTTAGTGATGTTGCAGTATTGCCTATAGTTACATCTACTTTATCTTCAGCATCGCCACTTTGTATTATTAAGCCAGGTTGTAATTCAGCATCATGACTAGCCACAAAAAGTGATAATTTACCTTCTTCAGCACCATCGCTAGCGTCAACTACTTCACCTAGTATTTGAGCAAAATCATGCTCATCATTAGCTGCATCATCAAACCCAGAGAAACGTATTTTACCAAGATCATCACCGTCTGCTGAAGCAGAATTTTTATAAAGATGTAATTCAGGTGCTTCCGCATCTGTATTATCACTGTTAAGTGATAACATAGGTCTTGCTGAAGTACTAGACGACACTAATAAAATATTACCATCCCATTTTAAACCAGCTTCAGAAGTTACAGTACCATCGCCATTATCGGTTAACACTTGATTAACCGCTCCATCAACACCTGCGCCATGTAAATCTGTAATGTTATTTGTATGGATAGTATTAGCAGCACTTTGATCAGCTGTCCAATCTAATATTTCATCAGAAGCTATACCTAAATCAGATAATACATTATTTCCACTTCTATAACCAACTTTACCGTCACTATCTGCAACTAAAAATTTATCTGTATCCGAACCAGGATCAGTTAAATTTTCTAGATACACAGAAGATCTAAACCTTGCTTTTAAGGATTGTATGTATTGGCCTATAAATTTCACTATAAACTAGTAATTATATCTGCAACTTTATAAGCTGTATCTCCGTCTTTATCTTTATAAGCTTCTAAAACTTGCTTTCTATTGTTATTATCTTTTAATGAAATATGTATCCAAGCAAAATCAAATTCATTGATCATTTGATCAAATTTTATTCCTGATTTTAATACCCATTCATATATTTCTTGATTACACATCTTACCTTCTTTCCAAAATTGCAAATCACAAGCCTCGCCTTTGCAATGCTGCGACTTAGAACTACCACCAATTGCACGATTGAGTTCCGGGTTGCGATAACCACTACTAATCCTGATAGGACCAAGAGCGTCGCGCATAGGCTGTATAAGATTTGTAATAATCCTTTGGATGCCTTCCATATGTTTTTTTGTTGGCTCATTTTTTATGCCTAACCGTCTAGCTGTATTGCTCCGAGTAATTTCAGACAATACAAAATTTTTACTAAGTCTCATTTACTACTCTTTAGTGAATGTTGCATATTCTACTATACATGCACCTGTATCAGCTCTAAGATGTAAACCTGTACTTGGAGCTACACAAAAAAGTATAGCTTCTTGTGCGTGTAGTCTAGCAAAAGGAGTTTCTCCTTGCGCATCAGTTTTTAAGTATACTAAATTTCCAGTGTCTATATTTTTAAGATATACGTAAACACTAGAGCTTACACTGTTTGCTACAATTACTGTATCAGCATTTATTGCTACACTTTCTCTAGAAAGCCCTGTAACCGGATTTGTTACTGCAAGTACGTCAGAAACGTTTAAACTTAAAGCGTTTGTAGAAACTGTTGTAGAATTTATTGATAATGTTGTGTTTAATTTTGCCATTTTTTAATTTATTATTAATTGCTAAAATGCTTCCATTACAATTTCATCTATAGAATCTTGTACTTCTTTTTTAGTAGCTTCCATAGTCATCATAATATTAGCTTGAAATCTTTTTACTTCTTCATTGTTGTTAAATATAACGATAGTAGGAACAACTACTATTTTATATTCTTTAGACCATCTTGAGTCTGCAGCTATATCAACTCTTTGAGTTTCACAGTCTGACAGTTTTGGTAGCCAAGCTACTTCATTAGTTTTGTTAAAACTAGCATTAAACTCAACAGCAACCATTCCATCAGGAAAATCTTGAGCTAAAACGCTAGTACAAATACAAAATAAAAAAAATAGTTTTTTCATAATACTTATTTTAGTTGATCAATCTTATCTTCCATCCTCAGCATTTGTGTTTTAATTTCTTTAACATCATCTTGTGTTGTCATAATAGTTTGACGTATAAGTTGATCTTTCATATCATACTCCATGCGAGTAATTTCTGGGTCTGGAGGTAATGGTAATTTTTTAGCTTCTGCTATATCACTTTGTAATACAAACCATCCACTAATTATTGCCGCCATAAGGACAGCAATGCCTGCTAAAGTTTTTATACTTATTTGTACTGCTGTATCCTCATTTAATTCTTTTGCCATTTTTAAAATATTATATAATTAATTCCTACACTAAAGTTGTGCCACTGTCTATTCCAATATTTATTGTATCTACCTTCTATAAACACACCTAAACTTTTATTAAATCTATATCCATATATAAGTCCTGCTGAATAGTCTAACCACTGTCCGTTATTAAACTTGTGATAAGAGTATGTATTGTCTGTATCTATATGATAAGGCATAATATTACCCCAGCTATGAAACCAAAAATCTTTTGTAAAATGATAATAATCAAATCCTAATACTGCAGAATACTCTACTGTGTTAGATAAAGCATTTCTTTGCTTTTCTACATAATCATCTATTACTTGTGGTATTACAACTTCTTCCCATACTTCTTGGCTATTTGCTACTATTTCTCCACTGGGTGCTGAATATTGTCCATCTAATGTTATATTGTATCCCTCTTGCAGTGCCAAATATGTATAGTGTAATGTCCCATTGTCCAGCACCCAATCTGCCAGGGGGTCAAAACCATATGGCTCTGCAAGCCTTTGAACAGCTCCAATATTAAACGATAGTTTACCTTCTTTTATTTTTAACCTAAATCTTTCTGACGCTTCAAAATATTTTATATCTGCAAACCCATCTTCTAAATACTCTACTTTGCTAACCCACTTATCTGCAACATAACGTACAAAGTGGTGTTGATTAGTATAATTAATTCCTAATCGTCTTACAAAATCAGCTTCGAACAAATACTCAAAACCATCAACTCTACCAATGGTTGCGGCATCAGAATAAGAATTCTCTGTACCATTATAAAAAGTGTTGGCTCTGTTCTCATATCCAAATCGTTTTATCTTTCTAATACCTATAGATATATTGTAGTCAAACGGCGTTTTAACAACTTGCTCTTGCAGTGTGCCAGATGTTACAGACCATATTTGATCATCTCCCATAGATGTGCCTCCATTAATAGCTGCATAAAATGTAGAGTACTTAAATATTTTATTAAGTCCTTGAGCATTTCCTAAAAAGGGAATAAACAATAATATGACTAACAGTCTTTTCATTTTTTAACTACTTTTTTAGTTGATGTTCTGCCTTCATAATTTATAGTAAAATTGTATACTCCTGCTTTTAGTAAACTCATATCTAATCTATTTACACCTTTATGTGTTTGATTTGATCTAATTCTAATAACTAATCTACCAGTCATATCATGTACTTTTATACCAACTGGACCTTTAGTTAAGATGTTTAAATATGAATCTACAGGTACAGGATATAAAGCTACATTATGACTTCTCATCAAATCTCTTACATCTAACTCACTATCACCATAACAGTGCCAATACAATTGCTGACATTTATCATCCCACTCATCATTACAACAAAAAGGGTCTACCATAATAACCCAAGCATAACACGTATCGTTTAGCCAATAAGGATCTCCTGGATCGCCTATACAACCTGCGTCATACAAACAACTTCCGTCATCTGTATTATACACAGAATTATAGTTGTGTGCAAGTGGGTCCATACACCCTTCTAGTACATCTATACATCCTCCATTATCTGTATTAGCAAACGGATCGTAGTTAAATGCTGTGTCATCAGTGCATCCATATATTACATCTACGCAAGAAAAATCTTCTGTGTTTGCGTTAGCATTGTAATTAAATGCGTTTGGATCTGTGCACCCTGGTGTTATTGGAATACAAGACCCGTTATCGGTATTAGCAATAGGGTCATAGTTAAATGCAGTAGTATCAGTACACCCAAATATAAAAGGGATACAATTATCGCTTGCAGTATTCGCTTGTTCATTATAATTATACATTGTAGGGTCCATGCATCCTATTAGAACGGGAATGCAACTACCGTCATCAACATTAGCATCTATTTCAAAATTAAATGCATTAGGATCTATACAACCTAATATAGGATATATACAATTATCATTATTTACATTTGCTGTGCTGTCGTAATTAAGAGCTAAATTATCAGTACAACCAAAATATAAACAAGACTCATCTGCTGTGTTTGCTTCAGGATTATAATTCCATGCTTGATTGTTCATGCACCCTACAACTACAGGTACACAGCTATCATTATCTATATTTGCTAATGAGTCATAATTAAATGCAAAAGGTGAGGTACAGCCTTCGACTACTTCAATACAACTACTATCACTAGTATTTGCGGTAGAATCGTAGTTTAAGGACTGTTCATCCATACACCCATATATTGTTGGTATACAGTAGTCACCACAATATGGCATAGCATCATATATATGCCAAAATGGTGGCTCAAAAGGCTGCAGTGCACCTGCACCGTTAAATGCAAATGGGTTAGCTCCTCCTGATATTAATAAATCTAAAGCGTCGTTAAATAAAAAAAAAGAGTTGTGCATAGTTTGAAACTCTAACTCTTCTTGAGGTACTTGTGGTGGTCCTAATTCAAAATATCTTATATGTACAGGTATATCTGTTCGTAGATATAGCCATTTAACTTCTTCATATATACCAGGGCCTAATGTATATATACCATGAATAGAATCGCCTTGTGTAACAGCTAAATGTGAGTCTCCCCAACCGTCACCTCCACTATCATTAATTACAAGTCTATATTCACACACAGACACTATATCGTTTAATGTAGCATCAGAATCATAATTATATGCATTCCAATTTAAACAACCTACAATGTGTTCTGTTTCACAGCTCCCATCATCTACTTGTGCAAAAGGATTAAACTCCATATACCCAGGGTCCATACATCCATATACAGTAGGTATTTCACACTCTTCTACGTATATAACACCTGAATATGCTACAGCTCCAAAGTTAGAATCTGGCAACTCCCATAATACATCAGGGCTACCACAAGGTTCTAAATCACCCATAATAGTAAAACTACCATCTGAGCCACCCCATTGGCTGCCTCCTAATCCATCTCCATATGTATCACTAAGTATTAACTCTACACCTGTTTCAGGTACACACACTTGATAAGGTATTGTTGCGTTAGCTTGATCAAAAGAATACTCACCTGCTGTTACACTTTCTACTGGTTGCCCTGTAGATATGTCTGTAAGTATCCATCCTGTTTCTCCAGGATATTGATCTAATGTAATTTCAAGAAGCATTTTAGCTTCTCCTTCATCACAATTAACATTTGCGCAACCTCCGTTATCTACTTGTGCTAACGGGTTGTAATTTATTGCTTCTGAATCTGTACACCCTATAATAGGCATCTCACAAGATCCGTCATCAAGTGTAGCTTCAGGTACAAAGTTTAATGCCATAAAATTCATACACCCATAGATAGTATCTAATATAGGTATAGGACAATCAGCGCCATCATAATTAAACTCAGCACAGTTAAAGTCTATAAGATAACCATTCCAAGAATACATATTGTCATCACAAAACCCATCACCTAACCAACTTTCAGGTGCTATGCTACCTGCACAATCTGTAAATGTGCTGTCTTGTCCGTTAGCAATTAAACTAAGAAGTAAAAGTATGTATAGTATTCGTTTCATTTTTTAGCAAATTTTTCTGCTCCACTTATACCAAATGAACCGAGTACAACCCAAACAAATGAGTTGTACACGTATTCATTAATTACTAAGTCTTGACCTACCCAACCTGTTACAAGGTCAGCTACCATTATCATACACATTATAGCAAACGCTATAAAACCAACAATGGCTTTTTCATTCCAAGCATTATCGTTTTTAAATATTTCCATCACTCTATTAATTTATCTATACCTGCGATTTGTGCAGCTGTTATATTTTCAGGAAGCGCGTCTTCTTGCACATTATGCAATTGCAATTCTGCCTCCTCTTCTAACAATTTATCAACTTCTGCTAATTGCGTTTTTCTATCTTCAATAAGTTTTGGGTTATCTGCTTCTAGCTTTTCTAGATCTTCTTTTTCCAATCCATTTGCTTTTGCAGATAGCTCTATAAACTCTTCTGTAGGTTTTGAAGCTTCTTCTAAATCGTTTAATTCTTGTTGTAGTATTCTAATATTTTTAGATACTGCTAATCCAAACTTAACTCCTGGTAAGTCTTTTACTGATTGTAGACCGTTATATAAATCTACTAATTCTCTGTTTTTGGTTTTTAAAGTTAACATATGTATAAAAATTAATTGGTTACTAATTATTAAGCTATACGGTACATAGTTATTGCAGTACCGGATGTTCTTCGTATTCTAAATCTAGCTACTCCTGATGTAAATGCGTCTTCTGCTAAATCTTGTGCAGATATTACCATACATCCTACAAGTGTTACATTGCCATCTGGAGCAGTTAAAGTTATATGTGATGTTCCATCTGCAGCTAAACTAATTAAGCTAAAATCAAAAGAATCACCATCAGCTGCTAAAGATAATCCGTTTATAATATTTGATGCAGAATCAGTAGCTTTACTTCTATCAGTAGTTGGAGTACATTTAATAATACCTGCTAACATATTTGCTGCTGATATTGCAGTAGTACCGTCATCTGTTGTAGCTTCAGCTCCTTGGTATCTAATCATTGTAGGAACAGAACTTGCTGTTAATCGCAATGTTTTAGCTACAGTTGTATTTTCATAAAGGAAAAACTGCCCGTCATTTAAAATTCTTGCAGATTCTGTACTTCCTGAGCCATTAGCAGTTGTAGCATAAAATTTAATCGCACCACCTACTCCTGATGTTCCTGATGCTACCGCACCTGCATAGAGTAAAAGATCTCCACCTGTGCCTGTACCAGAAGCATCTCCTGGTTGTATTGTCATACCTCCACCATTAGCATTTCCTGCTGTAGCGCTTCCAGATTTTAATACTAAAGCTGCTCCAGCTGCTCCTGAAGAAGCATTGTCATCACATTTTACTGTATAACTTGATTGATAGCTGTTAGCTCCATTTCCAATACTAATTGCATTAGAATCAGACCCCATTAAATGTAATTGAGAATCTCCAGTTCCTAATGTAGTTCCTGATGGATTAATAAAAACTTTACCAGAAGAGTGTACATAAATACCTTTATTATCTGTGCCGTTAGGGCTAATATAATTTGTGTTAAGATCTATGTTGTAACTTCCTGTATCTAGATGTGCAGATAGAGCTCCTAAAGAAGCAGCAATATTAATTGCACCTGCAGAGTTTGTAATAGTAATATTAGATCCTGCTGTGAGAGTTGCAACTGAAGGATACCCTGTAGTAGCATTACCTATAAGTAATTGTCCATTTGCAGACATTACACTAGTTCCTATTACATTTGTAGAAGTGCCTATTAAAATTGATCCAGTAGCAATTGCTCCTAATCCTGTACCACCATTTATTACAGGTGCTATACCTGTAATTACTCCGCTAAAGTTTACTCCTGTACTAAATTGAGCTACAGAGTTATCACAAAGGCTTAAATCAATTCCTGCAGGAAGAACTGCTACTTCTACATTATTAGAAACAGTACTAACAGTTAACATAGAGGAAGTACTAGATTTTATTCCTTTAAAGTTTAATTGATTTTTATTAGTTACTCCTACAAATAAAGGTTGAGAGCTGCTTCCTGAAGTATTTAAAGTTGGAAATAAGTTAGTTAAAAGATATTTTTTAGCCGCTCCTGTAACAGTGTTAGTTACTAATAAGACATCATTTGCATTTGCGCCTGTCTTAGCTAATGAGACTAATGATTTTATTTCTGCCATTTTATTTTATTTATCTAATGTTAGAATTATTAACTGTGATAATTATACCATTTACAGTTATTACCGATTCTGTTTCTGAAGTTGCTTCTGCATCTCTTGGACCTACAGGTAATTGACATTGTCTACAATAATTTTGCACAAAGTTAATAAATTTTCCTATATAATTTTTATTAGTTGATTTTTTAGGAGGTTCTTCACATAATTTCCATCCTGAATAATTATTTGGAGCATATGTGAAATACGGTAGTTCATCATTTGGCACCCCTACATAACTACCATTTGAAGGTGCATATATTTTTATATATGAAGAAGTTATATAAGACAAGCTTAGAGTAGTTGGTAAATACGTTAAAGTATAATACGCTCCAATTGTATCATCTTCACTATACCTAAATTTATATGTATCTCCTATATAATATTTTCTAGACACACCACCTATAGCAGGAATACCATATGATAAATCTCCTATAATTTCTTTTTCATCAGCTTTTTGTGAGCAAGATTTTAAAGCATCAAGAGCTGGAGTAGATTCGTCTGCACAATTATATACACAATCTAATCCTTTTTTACTCATAAGATATTCTATCAATATAAGTTTCCAAGCATCTTTTGTAGTACAATCGCTTTTTCCAGTTAAAACATTTACATATGCAGTAGTACCTGCAGTCCCAATACATCTTCTAATAATATCAAGTTGCTGCTCAGTCCTAGAAGGCATACAAAATGCAGGAGTATACAAACTTTCTATGTATCCATACTTACATGGACTACACGGAATGCCGCCTGCTCCGTTTTGTTCGTTTGGATCAGTACAAGGTAATCCTGCATTAGGATCATAATTATTTGCTTCAGGATCCATACATCCATAATCTACGCAAAGAGCTTGATTACAAAAACTAGTTCCACTAGAAGGATTAATGCTAGAATCATATGTTGCTGAAGCAGGATCACAACACCCACATGAACCACTTCGTCCTGCTGGATCTCGTCTTCCATTTGCCATTCTTTCTCCTCCTCCAAACTGAGCAGTTAAAGAAAGAGTAGTAGGAGACGTTGGAGAATCTGAAGCAGAAACAGTTATATATGATATTTCACTTGCAGTCAGTTGTGATTTACCTATATTTCCTGCATTACAAAAACACAAATTCTGAGTATATTCATTATCTAGTGAATTAACTATTCCTGGAAATATATGGAAAGAAAAAGTTCCTGCATTTATATTATCTAAAGTAAAAGTTGTTCCTGATTGAGTTTGAACAGCTAAAACAGTTACTCCATTAGCAACTCCTAAATCTGTAATAAAGCTTCCAGGATTAATTAAAGTACTTACTAAAGTATTAGGATTAACTCCAGAAAGTTGTAAAAAATCATTGCCTTCTGTGCCTGGACTAGCTGCAAAAGTATTTCCAGTTCCTGTTATAGCAAAAGATACAGGTCCAGAATAAGTACTATTTGAAATTACTATTGTTCCAGAAAATGTATCAGTCCCTACACATGTTACTGGAGGCACAATTTGTGTAAATTGCCAATTTTCAAAATCGTCACACTCACCATCAGCAACTTCGTATACACAAGTTTCATTATCAGTATTAGCATCTGAGTTATAATTACACGCTTGATTATCAGTACAACCTAATATTACAAGAGTTTGACAAGAACCATCATCCGTAGTTGCTAAAGGATTATATTCTGTATAGTCTGGATCAGTACAACCTGAAGTATGAGGAGTAACACATGCAGATGCAATAGATCCCCATGGAAGTGCTTCAATGTTGTTATTCCAATCAGCTGCAAACTCAGCAGCTACTACACTGTATTCTTGATAATTAGAGTTAATACATCCACAAGGGCTTCCCCATTCTCCTGCTTCAGGAGCATACCATTGACCGTTTGAATCAATTTGAGGACTGCCATTTACGTATCCATGACAAGATCCATCATCAGTTTGTGCTGAAGGATTATAATTACATGCAGCTGGGTCAGTACATCCAGGAACTAACAAATCTTCTAAACCTTCACACTCTTGACATAGCGTCTCACCTGTAAGAATATCCTGAAGACTTCCAGCTTCAAGAACTTCATTTACACTAAAGACTTCAGGCCCGTTTGGTAAAAAGTCAATAGTTGCTTGACCGATAACGTCACCATTGTATTCAAAAATAAATTTTATACGAGCTGATTGAAATCCAACTTGTATATATATTGATTCTGGAGTAGTTCCAAAACTTACTAATTCTTCAAAATTATAAGTTTGAGTTCCATCAATAGTAAAATTATCTACTGTACCATTAGTACCTTGAGTTGTAGCATTAGCAGTTATTTCAGTAATTTGTTGTTGATTATTTTGATCAATTGTAACTACTTCAGCCTGGTAATCCGCAGATGATACTACTAAACCAGCAGGCACTCCTTCAAGACCATAATATTGATATGCAATTTCATTTAATAAATGTATTTGCATTATATTGTTATTAATACCTGCATATGCCGTCCCAATAAAACCACCAACAGCTAAAGGGTTGTTAGGAGATAGCCCTGCATTTAATGTAAAATGAGGATAGCCTTCAAATACACATGGATCCATACCATCTAAATTTTGGTATGCTATCATTGTAGTAAATAAGTTATCTGCAATTTCTTGTATATCGGCATCTTGAATATCTGGATAAGTACAACTTTGATAGGATTCAGGATCAAATATTAACCCAGAATTAACATATTGTGCTCCAATATAATTAGTAGCATTAGGATCAGTACATCCTACTCCACGTACTTCTGCTGTTAAAAATATATGACAGTCTTCAAGATTATGTACTGTATTGCTATCAGAATAACTAATTTTATACAAATATTTTCCTATACCTAAATTAGAAAGAAGACCTCCACTTAACTCCGATGCTGTATTGTCTAGAAATGTATGAGTTGAAGGAGTTGCTTCATTATATCCTATTGCCCATACATTTGTACCAGATGCAAAACTTACTCCTTGATTTGAAAAAGTTTGCCAAGTTGCACCATCAGTATAAAGAGTTTTTCTTTCAACTTTATATTCTCCACCTGAGCCATCTATATCTGGAGATACTGAAGAGTTTCCTAAATCAAATGTATATTGATGCTCTGGAATTTCTATGTCGTTTATAAAAATCTTTAAACTTAACGCTCCATTAGTTCCTGTTATTCCTCCAGCAAAATTTGAAGGAGCTAAAAAGTTACTTTGAGAATTTACTTGTAATCCAAATATACCAGACGGCTGATTATATGTAGCTCCTTCAAAACTAACTCCATTAAGAGTCACTGCAAACACTTTATTAGGAATTGTACCTGCATGCGTTAGACTATCAATCATGTTACCACTTTTATTATCACACCATCTACACACTTTTAGAAAACCAGTTCCTCCAGATTGATAGTTTATCGCAGTACTAACATCACACCTTAAATCTGCTTGAGTTGCTACACTAGGTAAATTAGTTTGATTTATAAGAATAGTAGCACCTACTGCATCTGTTACAGCTAAACCATAAGCACTAGCAACATTATCACTACCACTAAGACCTGTTACTTTTCTTTGTAAATCTGTTGTGTTATTTACAGTAAAACCTGCACATGTTGCATCATTATGACCACAAGTAAATACTAAATCATAAGGAGATGTTCCCCCTTCCCATGTATATAAAATTTCTCCTCCATCTGGGTCGTCACGACTTGGCAAGTTTGTAATCCTAGAACCTCCGCTAAAAGAACTTGCAGTTGAATCAGCATATGTACAACATTTACCTGCTATTAAATTATGAGTTGTAAATCCAGCCTCAGCAGCTGCTGCATCTGCAAAAGTAAACTCTTCATCACAACTTTGAAATGGGCTAACTTTATAATAATTTGAAGCTGCAGGATCTAAACAAACTTTTAAATCCGGTTTAAGATCGTCTGCTACAAGAGGATCAAATAAATAAATATGAGCACTAACAGTTCCAAAACCTATTTTACTACCTATTAAATTTTCTTGTGGTTTTATTGGATCATGTGCTACACTAAGATCGTCAAGACCTATAGATCCACGAAGTGTTATAACTTGATCACCTCTTTCAGCCTCAAAATATGCTATATTTGCAGGAACTTCAGTTCCTAGCAAAGCATCACTAGCTGCATATAAAAGTGTTCGTGATTGATTATAAATAAGATACCTTTCTCTTCCACCTTTACCTTCATAATACAAAACATTTTGATCTTGTAAAGGTTTAGACTGATTATCACTACTTACTTCAACTCCATATTTAAAAATTCTAGGGTTTTTAGGATCTTGATAATATTGACTATCAAACCTTAAAGCACTTAAAAATACATTTGGATCTGTAATAGGTCGAATTCTTTTTAAAGCTTGTCTAAACGTATAAACATTTAAATCAGAAAAATGAAGTTCTACATTAATAATTTGTTGATAAAGAAGAAATAAATTTTCTTCATCTTCGTTTTTAAAATATTGAAGCCAATTTCTTAAGTCATATATATGAGTAATAAATGTATCAATACCTGTTACTTTTGACTCTGTAAAATCAGGATCAACAACTTGATTTAAAAATTCTACTCTAATTCCTGCTAAATAATTATTAGCTTCTATAGGAACAGCTGATTCTGCACGTACTAATAATTGATTGTTTTGTATTGCAAAATAAAGTCCTCCAAACTTTTGACTATTTTTAATATCAGACATTCTAATTTTAAAATTTTATATTAATAACCTCCAGTTCCTGAAGATATAGAATTTGAGCTATTACACCCACATCCTGAAGAACATAATTCTACAGCTTTATCATATTTATTTTGAGCATCTTGAATAGCTGCTTGCGCAGTTACAGCATTTGGCCCTTCTTGATTACTTAAACTTTTTAATACAAACTCTGCAGATCTTTTAAAAAGAAACATTTTTTGAGCATCTATCAAGCTTTCATTACATTTGTCATCAGTACAATCACAATCTACAACTGAATACATTTTATCAGCAATGCAACAATCTATCGTTTTTCCTAACAAAATAGATCCGTATGATTTTACAGGAGCATTATTTATTGTAGTATTCATTTCAAGCATATATACTCCTTCCCAAGCTAAATTAAAAGATGTAAATTGTGAAAGTGGTATTGAAAGAGTAAATGTTCCATTTATGTTAGATGCTCCACTATGATTTGTATTTGTATTATCTATCATTTGAACACCACTAGAAGTGCTTACAGGATTTGGATATACTGTAATATTGTTAAAAGTCTCACCAATAAGACTGTATTTTACTAATATAACATCAGAATCTGTAGACTCTATAACGCTTAATATAGCCATTTGAAAAAAGTTTTTTAAAAATTATAAAAAAGCTACTAAGGGGACCAGCCCCTTAGTTGCTTAGTATGATAAATAATACTATTATAGATCTTCCATAATGTATTCTACGTGTACTACACCAGCGCTATCGCCATCGTAAACACCTGTAGATAATAGAGAAATCTCTGTGGCAGCAGTGCGTTTTGCTTGTCCTGCAACAGGCTCTATAATATTAAACTCTACACTAGATCCTACTGCAAGAGTAGCACTTAAAGCAGTAGATCCTGCAGCAAGTGCTACGTTAGTTCCACTAGCAAATGCAGTAGTTTCTGTTAAATATACTCTCGTAATTAATGCACCTGCTGGTAGTGTAATTCTATCAGCTGCTGCAGGATAGTTTCCTGCTGAAGTAACTATGCCAGTTGCAAACGATGCAACATGGACTCTTCCTAATAATCCCATTTTATTTTATTTTAAAAAATTAATATTATAAGTTAATTGGTGCAAATCCTGCAGAACCAATGTAACCATTTAACTGTGATTCAAATTTAGGCTGACCAGTACCTGCATTAGATAGTGCAATGTTAATCTCAATAAGATTATCTACACCATTAATAGCAGAAGTAGTACTTCCGTCTTTGCTAGCTACAATTGAATATACATCATAAACAGTTGCTGCTACAGCATAAGAATCAGGATTTTTAGGTAAATTTCTTCGGTCATAAAAACCAAATCCTACACCTTGTAAATTCTTTTCAAGATCTGCAATTTCATTACCATCACCAGAGCCAAATACAACTGTTGCATCAGGAGTACCTCCAGTAAGTGAAATAGTAGGACCTGCAATAGTTCCTACACCTACAAGAATAAGTTTAAATGTTGTTGGGCCATATTCCCATACATTACCACTAGCACATACTCCGCCTTTAATTTGTCCGTGAAATTGAACTTCACCAGCATCTCCATCAGGAGCAGTTGCTGCTAACCAATCAGGAGCTGCTAAAGCGTATGCTGCTTGAATTAAATCTACAGCTTCTGCGTAAGTTTTACCTGTAGGTATATTTACTGTAAAATTGAACATCTCAGGAGATGGCCCATCTAATCGTACAAATTTTAATTCTAAATCACCACCTGTAGTAGTATCATTGTTAGTAATATCTAATTCTGTTATTTGACCCACTTGAGCTACCCCAGTTTTACCACCTGCTGATATAATGTTACGGCCTTTAATCCAAGGACTATAAACATTAGGCTTACCAGAAGCTGTACCTTGTACAAATCGAATAGAATCTGAATCCGCAATACCATCACCAGCACCTAATTCAACTGGTCCGTCTGCGCTTAATTTTTGGATATTAACTGCCTTATCTACTTCTTTATTAGCACCAGTAGCGGCTACGTTATTTCCAATTAACAAATGTCTTGCCATTTTGTTTTAATTTTAATTATTATTATTCATTTTTCATAAGCTCACCCATGTAAGACTTATATCGAGGATCACTAATGCCCTCTAAGATGCTGCTAACTGTCATAGCAACGATCTCTTCATGAGTATGTTGCGGTAAGTCACAGCTTGTATTTGAAGAATAATTTACAAATACAGGTTTTCTTAAATACTTTAATTTTATACTATATGGAAGTATAGATACTAAATCCATACTTTCTTCTGTTACATTTTTTATTAAAGTGTATACTAATATAGAATTAGAATCAAATACACCTAATATTCTATTATCTGTAGGCTTATTAAAAGGATCATATAATAAACCTAAAATATCATCATGTTGAATATATTTTATAGGTTTAGATATTCCTGGAAAGTCTTCACCTATTCCTTGTAAAGAACTGTACAAAGATTGGCTCATAGTCCAATTATTACTTGCTGCCCATCTTTTATTTCCAGACGGATTAAAAGTAAAATAATCTGCAGCTGTAGATCTACGTACGTCTATTTCTCCAGAGTTAAAATTTTCTATATTTGCTAATTGCATAGCATCTTGTACAGACTGTTCTTGTTGATACAGTTCCCAATATTCTGATGCAGCTAATTCAGTAAGACCTGATGCAGGAAATTCTTCAAAACCATTAGGCCCTGCTACAATTTCTATTTCATTAGGAGCACCTATTAAACCACCATCAGAAGTATTTGTAGTTGTAATATTAAATGTTGCATAATATTCTGTATCTAATGGAATACTAATATAACTTGTAAAATCATTTGGATTTTGACTTCCTGTAGTGTCGCTCAAAATTGCACCTGTAGCTAAATCAACAGATTTTCCTTCAGAAACTAAAGTCTCTGCTAGTTGAGATGCCTGTTCATGTGTTATTAAAAAATTCCAAGAATCTGGATCTAACTCTACAGTAAATGTACCTTCTTGATATTCTCCATTATAATTTTCATAAAATATATCTACACCAGGATTTACTTCTCCTACTTGTAAAATACTATCTATAACCTTTTGCTCTCTACTCCAAACTGATGCTTCCATGTCTGGAATTACACTAGTGTAATGTTTATTAATTCTTATATTTGAACTTACTTGCCAAGTATCTCCATAAGTAGTTGTAAAAGGCGGATTATAATTACTTATAACTCTAAAACCACTATTTATATTAGGATTTGTTTGAAAGTGCATAGAATCAGTACCCATTGGTAAATGCGTCCAATAACCATCTACATATCCGTACTGATTAGGAGTTTGATTTGATAGATTAAGATTCCATAAGTTTCTATTAAATATTGATTTTCCTCCTATTTCGTTAATAGTAGTAACATTTGCAAAATCAATTTGTCCATTTTCAGTATTTGAAGTTGCTCCTCCTATTATATTTATTGTAGGTATCCATCCTCTGAAATAATTTATTTCAGGAGCACCTGGGCGATTTTCTGTAATTTTTAAATCTTGAAGTTGAAACGTAAAAACTACCCTTTGCTCTTTTCTAGTTTCTAAATTAAATCTAATATCACGTCTACATCCTGGATTTTGTAAAACATTACAATAACTGTTTATATGATATAAATAATTAGTAGGTAAAGTATATTTATCTACAAATAAAACATCAAACTGCCCACTAACTGCTGAAGGGTTACTTAAAATTCTACGTTCTTTAAAATGCACATATTCTTCTGAACTAGATACTAAACTACGTAAATCATCAATACGTTTTTGTGATTGCTCAAATCCTTGTCGGTATAAATTGTTTTTACCGTATTTGAGATTTACAAAACGCATTATAGATTTGTTAAGTTCTAAATCTATTTCTTGAGATAATAAACTGTCAGCTTGGAGTGAATTAATTTTATCCACTCCTTGCTGTACAGCTATATGCATCTTTTGTATATTCATTAATCTATTATTCCATTATACTGCCAACTCTTTAAGTTTTGCTCTAAGAATTGTCAACGTTCCTGAATTCTTTTTATCTTTTAAGAACACCACAGCGTCATCTAATGTGTCACCAAGTACCTCATCAATAAAGATAATTTGGTTTCCAATTTTACGAAGAACGCTAGCTGTTACCATTTCTTCAATTTCAGCTTTTACTTCTAAGTTCTTATCTTTTGCAACTTTTAAGAACTTTTTAGTTTTAGAATTTTTGATTTCATATAGAGCATTTTCTACTTGATCATCAGTCATTCTATCTGGATTAGTATTAGATAAAAGTCTTAATACTCGTTTCATATTTTTAATATTAGCTGAAAGTTTAATAAACTCTTTGTCAGCATCTTTCTTAAATTGAATTTCAGTATTTTTAACTTTATCTTCTCTAGTTAAATCTTGGATATAAAATCTTTTATTAAAATCTTTATCCATTTCATCTTTTGTCAAAGCTACGTGAGGATGTTTAAGTGCAAATTTGTATTTAAGATAATCTATAATACTAATTGGCGACCCATCTTCATTTACTCCAACTTCTAATTCAACTCCTGTAAATCCTACAGCTATTGTCATTTCTGCCCAGAATGTTTTAGAATGTTTTGGCCAATCAACGTGTTCTGGGCTAACATCTAATAATTCTGTCATTAATTCTTTTTCTTCTTTAGGAGTTACTCCTTTTAAAGGTTGTCTATTTACATAAACACTACTGAGTTTCATTACAGCCTCAGCTCGCACTGCTTTTGGTAAATGATTATTAATTTCTTTACGTCTTAAGAATATTTTCTTACTCATAATTTAGTACTTTTAAAGTTTTAATTAAGTGGATGTAAAGTATAACTCTCCTATAATTAATTTAGTTAAAGAAGTGGGGGATTGCTCCCCCACAACCTAACCAAAAACCAATATATGTGAACCGCAACGCATTGCCTGTTACGAAGCTGTACAAGTGATGTCAAGCGAAGTATCAAATCGCTTAAGCGCGATACCTGCTGTTTTCAACATATGTACAGATGCACCATCCACGTCAGATGCTCTAGCCGAAGTAGAGTCAAACCCACGAGGAACTACAGAACCTGCTACGCACCATCTCATCATCTCACGACCTTTCTTAGAGATCATTTGTAGGTTTGATTGACCATCGTAATTAGATTGATCAACAAATACCATACGGTAAGACTCAAGTGAGTAACCTGTTACTGGGTGTTTTGCACGAGCTTGTGCAACAGCACCGTGATCAAATAATGGTAATTTTACCACATTGATTACGTGACCATCTACATGCTCATACGAGTTAAAGTATCCAGTTAAACCTAAGTTACGACCAGATCCTGTGATGAAACGATTCTCTCCACCAACTTTCCAAGCGCCTGCAGCACCTGATACAAAGTGATTTTTAAGAGCTTCATCGAATTCACGAGCACCACCGGTACCAGTGTATAATGTAACTTGTTTAGCAGAAGCATCAGTCATTCCGTAGAACAAGTCACCAATAATATTTTTTAATTTAGTCTCAGTCATTGTAGAGTAAGTATCTTTATTGATAACTTGCTGTAATAGACCAGGACCGATAATTACGGGCTGTCCGTTTTCATCTTTCATGTAAGTGTGTCCACTAGCATCATAAGATTTGTTACCATACCAGTAATACATTTCACACTCTTCTTTAAAGTCAAGCATGTGTAAATACTCTTCATAATCCATCCATAATTTAGTAGTAGATCCACCTTTAGTTGGTAACGAAAACTCTGCTACAAAATCTTTAGCATTACCAGACATGTGGTAAGACTTACGAACTGTAGTTAATTTGTTACGAACCATTCCTGGAGTTTCCCAGTTAGATGCATTTCCACGAGAGAAATCAACTCCTACTGGCGCATACATAGATGCCCAAAGTGCACCTGCAGCAGCGTCTGCTGTTGGAAGAGTTGCTGATGCTGATGGGTTAACTAGTTGTACTGTGTACACCCAGTTGCTTCCACCAGATGCCTGGTAAGGCTCTTGCATAATACGTGCTTGCACCCCAGATTGAGATACTAATACGTATGGAAATACGAAATGTTTGTCAGGGAAAGTCAACTCAAAAGTTGCTCCACCAATTCCTAAAGATGCTCCTGCATTTGCTATTGCTACTGGACGTGTTCTCAATCGTTGTGTCGCTACGCGATACTCATACTCCAAACGGTCAATAGACTTAACATTGCCAACACCTTCAGTTAAGAAGGATAGTGGAAATCTCTTGTCATCTTTACCTGATAAGTGAGTAATGATTGGAGATAGTTCAGCAGGCTTAGATAGCAAAGCATTCGCTAGACTGTTCATGTCAGTCATTTGCGAGTCATTATAAAACGTTTTTTGAACGCTTACATTTGCTCCTTGATTTAAATTAGCCATTTTTCTATCTTATTTTTAAAAGTTATATATGCAGTCGTGTTTCCACTAATTGCCTAAGTTAATAAATCGAGACTTAAATCGTCAAAATCAACATTTGTCTTTCTTCTTGATGCTTTGTTAGCACTCTTAAGAGGCTTACCTGATCTAGATATTTTATCTTTAAGTGTTTTAGCACTTTTAGTTTTAGCTTTTGAATCTATGATTTTATCTAAATCAAATCCTCGATACATGAGGTAATCCATTGCTAATTTAACATCTAGTTTTGCATCTTTGTGATCCAAATCTCGCTGTGTGTAACCTTCTTTGGTTACGGGTTTAGAGATATAATCAAAAAATTTCTTTTTATCTCTAGCTGGTAAAGTTACTCCTGCAAGTTCTGTAGAATCATCTATAGTCTTGCTTAAACCGTCCCAAAATTTTTGTTGCTCTGCTTCAGATTGTTGTCTTTGCTCTTGCTGCTTTGCAATCAATTGTTCTCTTTGTTGAGCTTGTGCTTTTACTAAAGCATCTTTTGCTCTTCCAGATCTTTCAAACAACTTGCCACTATCTTCATAATCTTCAAGAGTTTCTTCTATAAAATCCTTATCATGACCTTTAGCATGAAAATATTCAGCTAAAATAGCTTTTTGTGTTCTAACATCTTCTTTAGAAATATTCAAAGTTGAATAATCGTTTTTAGCTCCGTAAGTATCCATAAACTGTTTAGAATCTCCTCCCGCAAGAGTATATTCTAAATGCTTCTTAATTATAGGAAACTTATCAAATAACTCTTCAAGATTATCTTCAGCCATTTTAGTTGCTGCATCTTTAGTAAGAGCTACTAAACCGTCGCTAGTATCTTCATAGTCACCTTCAAGCTCGTATCCAAGTTTTGATAACACTTCAGAAATTACAGTATCATCTTCTGTTTCTTCTGGCTCTTGTTCTTGAACTTTTTCTTCCTGCTCTTCAACTTCCTCTTCTTGCTCTTCGACTACTTTTTGTTCAGGTTCTTCCTGAACTTCCTCTTCTACTTTGTTTTCTACTTCTTCGATCTCCTCTATTGGAGCATCAATTGTGACACCTTCTCCTGAAATCATATCATCAAAAGAAATGTCGTCTAATTGTATTTTATCTGGTTCTTCCATTTTATTTTGGTTTTTACAAATTTACTAATATAGTAGTTAGTTTTACACTCAACTTATATTTTAGTAACGTCTTTATTATATAACACTTATTTGTCTACATACCTATAATATTGTTTACCTATTGCTTTTGTATTTAAAGGATTTAAAGAATTTTCAAAAAGTTCTCTACCCGTAGGTTCATTTTTTTCATGAAAAGGTTTATCAACATAACCATCATTAAAATATCTATTATCACCTTTAGTTATACCCATGTGAGTCCAATCTGGGTTATCATAAGTTCCTTTGTGAAATTGAACTATATCTCCAGGTTTTTGCTGCCCTAATTCTACTATTTTGTATCCGTGCGATGCATAATTTTGAGCAAAAGAATCATTATCTTGTTCTATATCTCCTTTCCACTTACCTGATTCTTTTAATATTTTTGCAGTAGATTGTACACAAGTATTTCCATAACATATAGGTGTACCTTTTGGTATTTTTATACCTGTAGCATCTTGTAAAAACATTTGAGCTTTCATTGCTTTTACTTTAAAAGAAGCTGGAAGCATATCTATAATTCGGCCTGCAAAATTACTTGGCTCTTTGTCTCCAGGAAACCAAGTTTTACTTAGTCTTCCAAAATCTCTTTTTTCATCTGCAGCTTTTTGAGCATTTTGAATTACAATATTATCTTCTTTAAAATCGCCTTCTTGAAAATAAACTCTTCCTCGCATTTTAGGAGGAGTAAATCCTAAAACTTTTTTACCTAAAGTAGTCATTACTTTATCTACAGCTGGTTCGCCAAATTTTTTATTTATAGCTTTAATATCTCTTAAAGGATTTAAATCCCAAGTATCACTATAATCTATATACATACCTTTATCATCTTCCCCTAAAAAGGTATTATATCTCCCTAAAACTCGACTATAATCAAGGTAAGGGTGTTTTATCCACGTTGGTTTACCCCCACTTTCATCATAATGCTTTTTCCATTCTTCTTTTGTTCCAAAACTAGGATCTTGAATAGCTTCTTTAAGCTGTTTTTCTGTTACAGGAGAAGTATAATAAGTTGTAGGATCTCCTTTTATTTTATAATTTGATACAGGTATAGACCCATGTTTTTGAGATTCTCCCATTAACATATTTAAAAGATCTTGCCTTTCTATTGCCCATTCCTCACCAGCCTCTGCTTTTTCTTGAATATCTGGATATTCGGGCCAACTCTCTCTCACTGAAGCTACTCTTGGGTCTTGATTTCCTAGCCCTGTTTGCAATATAGTATTAAAAGTTTCTTTTAAGTTACCATACCCTAAAGGATCTAAATTTTTTGACCAGTTTTCACGTACCTTAGTCAAAAGTGAGTTACGATTATACTTATTACGATGAGGATCTCTATCTGTAACAGTTACTTCTGGCAGCATACCATAGTCTACAACCTCTTCTTCTTTAAAGTTACCTTCTTGTTTTTTAACATATTTTAGCGACCTTTCTCCAAAATATCCAGAAGAATCTTTTACTATCTTGTGAGTACTTGGGTGTGGCGTCCCCATAAGAGGTTTTGTATTCTTTTGATTTTCAAACCAAGCTATTTCTTCTTTTGTACTTTTATGGTCAGAAGCTTTTAAAAATTCTAACGTCTTAGGATTTACAGATTGTAAATGATATTTACCATCAGGCGCTATTGTAGGAGTTAATCCCGCTTCATACGCACCTCTTAAATTATAAGTTGTAGTATCTGTATCTCGCAGATTAGAAGGCAATGCTTCTCTCCATGCGTCAAATCCACCATCTTGATAATTTGCAGGAGTTTCAATTACAGTACCTACATCATCACCCATAGGAAGATTTTCTACACCAGGAGGTACATTTTCATAACTCCTAACTAAATCACCTTGCGGACTTACTTTTTGTATATTAATAGGGTAGTCCATACCTACTGTATTGAAATTACCAGTAGATTCAGGAAACGCCATTGTTGTTCCTTCAGGCTGATTACGTAAACCTTCTTGTTGTTGTTCGGGAGTTTCTGCAACTTGAGTTTGTTGCATCAATTCAGTCATAGGCACACCAGTTGCCACAGACTGCTTTAGTATGTCCATTGGATTTGAACTCAATTTTCGCTAGATGATTTATTTTCTTTAGCTTGCTTTTCTTGCGAAGCTAATGATTCTCTATTTTGTTTTTCTTTTGATTGTCTATCTGCAGCAGACTGTCTTTCTTTAGATCTCAAGTCTTCTCTCTTTGCACCTTCTTCATTTCGTTTTGCTCTAGAAGACTCACTAAGCTGCGACGCTTGTATATCTGTTTGCCGCTCTTTTACCTGCTGATCACCTTGTTGCTTATCAATTTGAGCATCTACTTTCATCATATCAACTCTAGCTCGTATCATTGCAACTTCAATATCAGTTTCACGATCTTTTTCTTTATTCATATTCTCATTCTCCATCGCAGCCTGTTGCTGTTGAAGTTGAGCTTGTTGTATTTGTTGCTCAGCTTGTTGTTGCTGCTGCTCTAAAGCTTGCATTTGTTTTTCAGCTGATGATATTTTAGTTTTAATTTCTGTAAAACTTTCTGCATCAAACATTTCTGCTATAGTAGATGCTGGTACTCCGTTTTGCACCATAGATTGTGATAGCTGCTTAATAGCATCTAATTTATCTTGATCTTTACCAGAATCAGAAACAAATATACCATATTCAGACTCCATATGCTCCATAGAGTCTAGACTTAAAAATTCTTGTACACCATCAGCCATAACATACATAGATTTTTTACCATTAATCCATGCTTCTTTAGAATAATCTATCAATGCTTGTAAATCTCTTTGTTCTAACCTCCCAAACTTACGAAACAGATCTTCTGTAATATGAGATGATTGTACAATAGCTTGTTGCGATGTAGCTTTACCTTCATAGCTTCCTACTTGACCTTGTCGTTGTCTATTTACACCTGAGAGTTTTTCCCACTCTTCCATAATAGAATTAAGTAAGACAATATACTGCTCAATAGTTTTTATAGACATATCTAGCACAGACTGGTGTTGCGGAGATAGTGTTACGCCTTCTTTGTTGTAATCTACCCAGGCAATTCCAGTTCCTTCTACATAGTACATAAATTTATCCATGTCCCACTTCTTAGGAATCATGTTTATGTCAAATTGTGCTATTATGTCTTTACTTCTAGCAATTGCTAGTTCTAATCTATATTTATAAATATTATAATTCAGTTGGTAAGGAATGCCAAGTGATACTAACGAAACATTTCTTGCATTTCTGTCAGAATATTTTCTACCATTTATAGGAAGCTTACATAAAGAAGGATTATCTAAAGATACACGTTGATTAGAAATAGCTTGCATTTTTACATAAATATCACCATCAATTCTTGTACCTTGCCAAACTTCATTTACCCACATCCAGTTCATAGAAGCTCCTTGCTCTTTAAGTTCTTTTGGCATTCTAAATGATTCGTCTACTTCTATTTCTTCCATAGATCCTGTAGTAGGATCCATAAATTCTAAAAAGCCTATACGTTTTCTAGATTTCCAATAAACTGTAACAACTTCTATAAGTCTGCTTCTATGTACATTCTGATCTGCATTTGTACTTTCAGGTCTAAATGCTAAAAAAGAATGCATATCATGATTTTCAGGATTTTCTAATTTTAAAACCTGCTCATCATTAAGCTCCTCATAATAATGATCTATTATCGTAGATGCATGCACAAACTTACGTACAAGAGCCCAATCACCGTCTTCAACAAATTCTATATCAGGATCTTTGTCATAATCTACATCAATAGGATTTAAAATATCATAAAAAGGCTCGTTACCTCTTACACCTCTTTGTGTATATACTTCTCCAGTTACTAAAAAGTCAAACCAAGCTTTATTTAGTTTTTCATAAATCTCTTCACTATACATAATATAGTTTAAAGCTTTTTGACCGTGAATAGCTCTAGAATCTACATAAGATCTTTCAAATTGCTCTAATATATGTTGAGGCAGCTCTACTTCTTCGCTTGGAACTCCCGTTTCCATACCTTGTTCGTTTAATCTGTTAATAAACATTTGTTCCATTAACTGATATAACGTTTGTTGTTTTGCTAACTCTTTGTTAGTAACAGTATCTGCATTTTTAACAGTAACAGTGTAATTAAGAGGGCGTTTAGATTTTTCACCTAAAAGAAGATCAATAATAGGTTTAATAATAGGATAATTACGCATTTTAGAAGGAAAGTTCTTACGCGCTTTGCCATAAGGTTTTAATACATACCGGTAATCTGACTCTTCAATTACACCATTATAATAATCATAAAGAGATCGTAAATAATCTTTACGTTCGCTTGTACCATGAGAAGAAATATTTATAAACGCTTCTACACATTCTTCTTTCCATGTTTTAGTTTTTTTACTTAGCGGTAATCGCTGTTGTGGTATGTTATCCTCTCCTTTATACATAATTTTCAAAAATACGAATTAATAATTTATAGTACACTACTTCTATAAATTTTTAAGCGTCCCTTATAATATAACACTAATAATAATTTTGATCAAACCATTTAGATGATGCTGCGTCTTCTAAAGTTTCTTTAACTTCAGCGTTATACAACTCTCTAGTATGGTACATACCTACCATTAATGACATTACGCGGTCAAAGTTGCCCATATGATTAAACTTTATAAGCTCTTGCAATAAAGCTAAGTCATATATTTTGTGCATGTTTAAAATCTGTGATCCATCTTCATTTGTACTCCTTACAGTGTTAAGCCAATCACGTATATATAACTCACCTTGACGTTTTCTAGCTTCTGTAGTGTGCATACCATATTGACGCTTTACAGTCTTACTTCTTAGATCTTTTTTATCAAGCATTTCAAATTCTTCTTGCAGCTTATGAAGTTTTCTATGTCTTCTAGCATATGCAATAACTTCTCCTCGATCATTTTCAAAACCTATCTTTGCATTATAATAATCTGCAAGCATAAACATGTTTCTATTGTATTCATCTTGACTATGTGGCCTTCCTACATAAGATGCTACAATCATGTCGTCTGGTCTTGATATATTATTAACTCTTTTAAGAACATAGCAAGATCCTAAAGACGAAGAGTCTGCAGATTGATTTTGCCCATACGGGTCATGACATATAATGTACAAATTAACAGGTACTTGTTGTTTTTCGTTTTTATATGGAGATTCATATATTACAATTGCTCCATCTAAGTCATCTTCTTTTCTATGCGGGTATCTCATTATAGGTTTTGCATCTCCATCAAGTCTAAACTCAATTTTGTTATCTTTTCCAAAATACAACTTACCTGAAGTTCCTACTCTATCAAGTTTATTAACTTTTACATTATTATAATGTTCTTGAAGCGAAGCTATGTCAAATAAGTTAGCAGAAATTTGCAATGTAGCTTCTCTTGGGTTCATAGGATGCTCTGCAATATACTGATCAAGTGCTTTAGGGTCATTTGTCCCTTTTTTCTTTATTCTGTTTTCTTCTTCAAAAGCTACAGCTTTGTCCATGTTAGAATTACCATCTTTATCTATAAATCCTTCTAGATTTTCATAAATAGGTACAAAATGCCCACAATATGTTCCTCGTGCTCCTGCATCCCAAACATTTTCAAATGCTAAACAATCATACGAGTCAGGATTATAAAATAACTCTTCCATTCCTTCAAAATCAGCACCTTCTGTACCGCCTGTACCAAATGCTATCATTGTTCCTAAAGTATTTGCACCTTGACGCATTGTAGGCATAGCAACTTCCCATGCTTTTAGTAATCCTGGAAATGCACCTGCTTCCTCAAAGAAAATTAGCTCACCTGCTTTACCACGCACTTTATCTGGGTTATCTTTTAGAGACACACCCATAATCATAGACTTCATACCTAATTCAACATCAGCACCATTTACATTTTTCTTATATCCTGACATTTTATTCATTTCTCTGTCTTTTAGACGAGGCTGAGTCCATGCAGTATTATTATCTACAAATGATAGTATTTCCCAAGCCTTAGATAAAAGCCCATCACCAATTAAATATTCTTTTTGTCCTGCAAATACATAATTTTTACTATTACGAATTAAAAAGTAATTACGCGCTAACATTGCAGCAGCTTTATAAGAATATCCTTTACGACGAGCTTTTAAAACTGTCATATGTCTATTAGACTTTCTACATGTATCTACTGCTGTAAAATATTTAAAGTCTCCGTCGTAAAATGCAGGAAAAGTACGCTCACGCTTAGCTAAGACAGTGCCATCTGGTAAAATCTCTTCAACAGACCTGTCAATAGGGCAAAAGTTTAAATAAAAATAATGATTTCCTGTAATTGTAACATCATCTACAGTATATCCATACACACACTTGTGTCTTTGCTCATCCCAGTATTCATAATAATCTTTAGTTCCTGGCAAAGCTCTTGTGTACACGCCAGAGTCCATATACTCTAAAGCGGCTTTTCTAAACTCGTCAGTTTTTGTAAACATGTAAGATTTTTTTTAATTTAACGCATTTATCGTCATCTTCTAAAGATTCGTAATGCTCTATAAGCATATCTATTACAGAAGGTACGTTAGAAAAATTAAAAGGAAGAGAAAAGTAATCTTTATCGCTTTCGTTAAGCTCTTTGTATAATATATCTAAATCTTTTTGTTTTGTGACAACTTGATATGCATTGTCCATTGCATTATTGTATTCTTCTAAACCTTCTAAAAAATCCATTACTGACTATATTTATTTACTACAACTCCCCCTCTATTTGCAGATAAAGTTTGTTGTTCTTTTTTAACAAGCTCTTCTAGCTTACTTAATCCATTAACAACGTCTGCCATTTTAGATAAATTAGCAACTAAATCTTTTGCTTGATAGATAGGACGGCCATTATCGTCAATATCAGTCAAATCTACAATTTCAAAATAATTTTTTAGCTTATTTACTGCAGATCTTGCAGCTTTTAGAAGTTTTATTGCATGTGTTTCTTTTAATTCTACATATTTAGCACATGCTGCTTTTACTTTTATATCAGGAGACCATTTTGTTTTAAATATACTCTTTATAACATGTTCTTCTTTTTCTTTTGCATCATATACTGCAAATGGAGAGTTATGATCACACATATGATATACATATGACAACTCTTTTACAGCTATTTCTTGTTTTTTTTTAGAAATATCTGCAAATTCTTTAATTGTCAACACATACGGAGATGCTATTACTGCATCATTGCTTACTACTAATAATTCCATCTTTTTTATCTTGTATATGCTGCAATCTTCCTTTATTTACAGAAAATTTACCAAAATACGGCAATCTTACTGCTTTAAACTTTCCTTTTTTAATAATTTCACCTACAAACTTAAATTGATAGTTTATTATACTTTCAATTTTGCTTAAAGGTAAATTATGCTTTGTCGCTAGACGTTGTATTATTTCTTTTTGTTTCGTGCTCACTTTGGGTTACTACTATTTCTGGTTTCCATCTACTAGGTTTATCAGGGCAATCAGTTGTTTTCCATCTTGCTTTATGCTCAATTAAACATCCACATTTGCCACATCTCATATTACTTTCTATTAAAAAAGGACATGCTTTACAAGCTTCTAATCTTTCTATATAACTTTCAGCAGAAACATTTGGAGCTCCTTCTTTTATATATTTAGCTAAATCTGTAGTAAAATTCTTAGCCATTGTAAGAAAACTAGGAATTTGTGGTTTTTCTTTTTCTTCTTCAGCCATTTTTTATTTTTCTATACTATTCATACTCTTTAAAATTTGTATGTGCAATTTCTAAAACTTCTCCTTGACTATCTTGTACAATCATAACATATTGATCAGCTAATAAAAATTCTGTAATAACATGTCCTGAAGTAAGTAAATCAATGTTATCTCCATGATAAAGATATTTGAATGTTGCCATTTTTTGGATTTAAAAATTTGTTTAATGTGTAAGATCCATTTTTAAATATAAGAACATTTTTATCTTTTAACTTTTTAATATAGTTATTAAGAGTGTTTTTATCTTTAAAACCTAAACCTGTAGCTACACATTTTTTATTATCTAAAGTACACAAATCTTTATAATCATCTGCACATTCTAAAAATAAATTTAAAATATCTAACTCTTTAGGAGTCATATTAAAAATACCATTCCAAAACTGAAGGTACTTATAGTTCGAGTTTATCGGTATGGTTATCTGTTTCATCACTATCTACAGTTATTATTAAATAATATTCTCCTTCACCTACAAACACTTCCATATCATATGTTGCATTTGTATTTTCACTACACCACAATGTTAATTTATCTTCAAATTCTAGCATCATTGTTATCCAATCAAATATATCACTTGTTGCAAACTTAGTTCTTATCATCTTTAAATTTTATACGAGCTATACCATCTATTACAGCAATTTCAGACAGTTTAGATTGTCTATTAAACTCGTTCACATACTCTTCTATAGAACTACGAGTACACAAGAAACTTAAAAATACTTGCAACTCTTTAGCAGCTTTACGAGTAGAATCATCTAACTCTTTAGCATCTTTAGAAGCGTTTTTAAGTTTTTCGTAATCAGTTAAACTTATGGTAACAGTACCTTTCATTACAAGATCCCTAAGATCTGCTGTTCCATTACCATTACATGTTCTGTTTCATCTATTTCTACCATAACGCCTTCTCCTCTAGGATCAATCATTACAGTGTCTCCTTTTTTAGCGAACATACAATTAGGACCTACGGCTAACACTTCTAAAATATTAGTCTTTAGTTTGTTTACTGTAGCGTCATCTAAAATAATTCCTGATTCTGTTTTTCTTTTAGCTGGATTAGGTAACAACACCCAATTTCCATTTGGTTTAAAGCTCATCTTTTTAGTTTTTGTTTTCACAAAGATATAAAAGATTTTATTACAAATCCAAACTGTTAGAAAAAAATTTTTGAATTGGGTATAGGTTCCCCCTTGAGGTTTGATCTTTTCGATTGGAACTTTACGTTTAGCAGTGCTTCTCATATGAGACCCAAGGATAATAAAACTGGTGTTAATTCACCGCACTTACCTGTGTGCATTTTATCCTAACTAACGCTATATCCTTTCTTTTAGAAGCTATTGGAGAAAACTCTATTCCTTATTTAGGAACTACAATCCAACGTCTGACCCTATACTGCCCTCTCGGTCCTCTAGGGTGATACACTTTTGTGTGCTTCTGTGGCAAAGTTAAAAATAAAATTTTAGGAAAAAAATTTTTTTGAGGAAATCTTTGAGCGCGTAGGGGTCTTCAGAAAAACACCCCGCCTTGTTTTGGGGTTTCGAGTCTCCCCCCAAAAGTGAGACACAGTCTAATTTAATTTCAATCCTATGGATATTAATGAATTTACCAAGAAAAAGCTTGATGTTACCAACACAACTGTCTTTGACAGCGGTTGGGTAAAAACTGAGAGAACTCAGAAAGCTTCTGGCTCTACCGAGCTAAAGAAGCAAGTACAATTGTTCGACGCTAATCAGGAAGGTATGCCTGATGAGCTTGCAACATGGTTGAAAGATGGTAAGGTTACCATCAAACAGTAGTCCCTTTGGGACTATTGTTTTAACATTGTACCTTATATATAGGGTGAGCGGTATGGGTGGGCAATCTCTAACACAAAGTGTGTTTGTTTGCACGCTTACCACTATCTATTCACCCTTTTATCGCACAATTTGACATTCAATAGATTAGATTCTATTGTATTATATAACACTAATGCGCAATAGAGCAGTCAGGTCAGCTTGCTAAGATCATTTCTTGGAGGTCGTAGGTTCGAATCCTGCTTGCGCAACACAAACATAAGATGCACCGTAAATAGCTCACAAGGCTTAGGTGCTAATCTTGTGTTATTATTATTTACATTAAAAGACAAAACAAATGGAAATGAAAAGACGTTTATTTGAAATACATCATAGAATTAAATTAAAGCTTGATGCAATCTGCCAAGACGCAGGTGATATGAATACAGAAGAGTTTATGAAAGTTTATGAAGCTCTTAAATATGACTCGTCTGATTCTACGGAATCTGAGTTAGACATTATAGAATTAAGAAATGCTAATAAGTTAGCACATGAACGTATTAAACAGCTTGAACAACAAGTTGCTAAATATGATTTCTTAGATTAATATAATAGTAGTGAGTTAGGACTATGGCGTTGCCTTGAGCATTTGAGTCACATAGTTGGGTTCTCTGCAATAAATTATCAGCAATGATAGTTGCTACTATATTATAATACCTATGTTGGGCTATCTCATGGCTATGAAGAGATGCGGAGACCAATGTAACATCAACCTGTTAGGTGATAGGTATTTTATAATCTAGTTCAAAAGGTCGGGAGTAATTTACCCTTAAATTAACCTAAAAAGTGGGAGGCTGTTAAACAGTACGCTCGTAGTCACTATAATTGTGGAACCACAACTAGATTTTATTATAAAACAGAGAGGTTGTCATAGGGAAGGCTGCAGATACTTCGCCTCTAAAAAAGAGAGACTGTAAAGGTGACATTCAACTAAAAAGACAATAATAGTTGTTAGAATCCTTAACACCTGTGCATAGGTGTGTCCAGCTAAAAGGGCATAAGGGCCTTGGGGCTAGTGCACTATTCCCCTAAACCTATTTAAATGCTGAGTAGCATCTCTAAAGGTTAGCACAATTCTGTGTTACAGAACAATTGATGCCAGGCAACACCTAAGCATGTGTGATAAACTGCTTTATTTATTATTTACATTAAAAAACAGAAAAAGACATGGAAAAAAGATCAGCATTAGACACATTAACTATCGTAGGCTTAGGTCGTAAGATGGATAAGATTAAGAAACTTGCTAACGGAATAATTGATAACTCAATTCCAATTCAAGAGGAAGATGCAGAATTAGCATATTCAGGCATTCTTGATGATATGAATAATGAACAAGTAGATTACAATAATGGTTATGATGAAGGATATAAAGCAGCAATGCAAGATATACTTAACATTGTTGATCCACATAGACATAAACTGAAAGATAAAAAGAAAGTTTTAGACTTAGTAGATTTTAAAGAACATTTAAATAAACTTAAACAAAATAAATAGTTATGGAACAGAGTGAACACGCAATAGAAATTGGTATTAAACACGTACTAGAATTTATAGTCAATCTTAAACACATTGGTGATGGGGCAATTGGAATTGAGTTTTGGTTTGACTGGACAGCGTTACTATTCTTTATAGTGATTTACTTCTTTTGTAAATCAGTTTATAAAATGTATAAAAGAATATAGCTGATAGTTATTAACAAGTTGACGGGCATGATTTGAGCTCTGTCTGTCAACTTGCATATGGTTGCAAACAATTTAATAGCTATTGGCTATTCACATTTAAAAGGTTGCTAGTATACCTTCGAAACTAGCATTAAATATTTAAAATCATGTAAAAGACATGGCACAACAATTAAATTCAGGGAGCATAGAAGCTCTAAAACAAGGTGAAACTCTGCTTGTAGAAGCAAGAAAAGTAGCAAATGGCAAAATTCAAGTGGAATTTGCAGAAATGTTAAACACTGGTGCAAGAGCAAAGAATGCCTTAACAGTGTTAAACAAATCAGATGATAGATTCTCTGGCGGCAAGCCTCGAAGAGCGTGGGTAACTGCAGAAGCAGCAGACGTTGGAGAGCTATTAGGCGTAGACTTAGGAGATACAGGTGAATGGTACGAAGCTCAACGTCGAGGTAAAACTTATGAGATTTTAGATCTTAACATTCTAAATCCAGTGGATTTTGATGGTGAAAGATTTAGAGTTATTTGTGAGGAAACTTTGACTCCAAGTGAATATCATGCACAAGATCCTGAGCGTTATGCTAAGAAGAAAGGGAAAGATGGAGATCTTATCCTTCACAATGGATGCTATGTATTTAGTTACACAAATGTTGCTGTAACTAATGAGCCAACAGATGATATGCACACGTGGCTAAAATCTGATGTAGCATCACCAACGTCTATAGGCGGAATTAAAGCTAATGTTACTGCTTCGAAAGTAGCAGCAGCAGAGCTTGATGAAGCTTTTATGTAGACATGTAAATAAAATATGTACATTGCCTTTGGTAGTGTACATATTTTTATTATATTTGTAAACAAGTTATAAACTATTTTTAAACAAGTTATGAAAAACATTATTATCAACAACGGTAGAGGCACTGTAACCGTAAGTGCAGTACACAATGTAACTGTAACAGAAACAGCTATTACAATTGATTTAGTTACTGGTTTTAATTTAACTAAAACACGTAAAACCACAACCAAAGCAAAAACCAATAAGGCTAATAAAACTGCAAAACGTAGAGGAAGGCCTGCAAAAGCTACTTCATAGGTAGATTTAGATTAGACAACTAAATGAGATAGGGAGTAGAGAGATTTACTCCCTATTTTTAAACTTAAAATTATTTATTATGGATCATCCTGAAACGATTTTATGGGGTCATAATGCTCCAGAGCCTAAATACGCAAGAAGCAAAGAACATAGAAAGATGTTAATAGCTACTTATAATAAGAATAGGCCAAAAGATAAACAAGTAACAACAATGGCTGAGCTAAACAGAGCATTGTTGACTGAAGAAATCAAAGCATTAAAGAAATAGTTATGGGATTAATGAAAAATATTTATGTAATGTGTCAAGATAACACATTAGATGAAGAGTTTACAAAACCATATCACCAAGCATTAGTTGATGAAAAAGACACAATGTATTTTCAAGGAAGACTAATAACTATGGATCAGGCAGCAGCTATTCAAATGTTTGTTGACGATGCTCTTAAAATGTTTAACTCAAGAGAATGATTTATTTTATATCTGATACGTTAAGTCATACTAAGCAATTTGAGAATGGTACAATTGAGCAAGCAGTTGAGTATTGTAAAAGTAAGAAAGTATTAGGTGTAGACACTGAGACTGAAGGCTTTGACTTTACTTGCAAAAAAATGATAATGTTTCAGATAGGCGATGAAGATCATCAGTTTATCATTGACACTAGATTTGTAAGCATTGAACCATTACGCGAAGTATTAGAGAGTAAAGAGATAATCAAACTATTTCATAATGTAAAATTTGACTACAAGTTTATTAAACGTTGGGCTAACATAGAGTGTGAAAATGTATATGACACATTCTTAGCAGAACAGGTTATAAATTGTGGTAAAGACGTTAGATATGGTCTAGCACATGTGTGTGAGAGATATTTAGGCGTTACTCTTAATAAAGAAATTAGAAATAGATTTATAGGGCTAACTGGTCAGCCTTACACTGATGACCAGATTGTATACGGTGCGAAGGATGTAGAGTATTTATGTCAAATTAGAAAGAAACAATTACCTATTATTGAAGAGTATAGTTTAGAAAATGTAGTACAGCTTGAAAACAATGCTGTGCTAGGATTTGCAGACATAGAATACAATGGATTAGATATTGACAAAAAATCATGGACAGGATTAGCTAAGATATGTGAAGAGCAAGCTATAGAATTAAAAGAAGAACTAGACACATTAGTATTAAATGATGTAAGACTAGAGAAATTTGTTCCTAAGTATGTACAAGGGGACTTATTTATGAATCAAGAAGAAATTAGAAAACTAGATATAAAATGGACATCGCCTACACAAGTGCTTAAAATATTTAAAACGCTTGTACCTGAGTTAGACAATGTCAATGGAAAAGAAATGTATAAGTATAGACGTAAGTTTAATCTTATAAATAAATATGTAAAATATAAAGAAAAGATGAAGATTGCTACAAGCTATGGAACTGCGTTCTTTAAGTTTGTATCATCAGATAACAGAATACACACAAGCTTTCATCAAATACTAGACACAGGTCGTGTAAGCAGCTCTAAACCAAATATGCAGCAAATACCTGCATCAAATGATTTTAGAAACTGTTTTACAGCACCTAAAGATTGGTGTTTTGTCTCCTCAGATTATAGTAGTCAGGAGTTGAACGTCATCGCTTTTGGTTCTAAGGATCCAGTGTGGATTGAGTCTTTAGAAAAGGGACAAGATTTACATTCTGTATGTGCAGACCTTGTCTATGGTACTGAATGGTTAGAGAGTGCTGAAGATGATTGTGCTTATGTTTTGAGCAAATCTAAGTGCAATTGTCCGAAGCACAAATCTCTTCGTACTAATGTAAAGACTATTAACTTTGGTCTTGCATATGGTATGGGACCTAACAAGTTAGCAGACACATTAGATATAAGTATACCGGAAGCAAAAGAATTAATAGAAAAATACTTTACTGCATTTCCTTCAATTGGTGGGTTTTTAAATAAACTTGCATCATTTGGTAAAAAATATGGATATATCAAAACATTTCCACCGTACAATAGACGACGATGGTTTACAAATTGGTATCCTAACATTTGGAACAGTCAAGCAGACAAGCGAGAGCTTGGTAGTATTGAACGAGCAAGTAAAAATACACCTATTCAAGGAGCGTCAGCTGACATGACTAAGCTTGCGCTACATTATATTAGAGAGTTTATAAAAGAAACTAACGCGCCTGTAAAAATGGTAATGACTGTACACGATCAGATAGATACTATATGTGAGATAGATTATGCTGATAAGTGGGTAGTTAAAATGACTGAACTTATGGAAAAGGCTGCGCTAGTTGTAGTTACTAACGGTTTGCTAAAAGCAGACACAAACATTAGTAAATCATGGGAAAAATAACAGTACAATCAACAACAATTAAAGGTAGAGCAAGAGAAAGAGTAGAAGTAACAGAATACGATATTATATTTGGAGCTATTAGAAGAGAATTAAAAGTTACTAAAGAGCAAATACTTAGTAGAACTAGGCTTAGACATATAGTAGAAGCAAGACAAATGTTCTGTATGTTTGCAAGAGACATTGTTAAAGAAGGCTCAGTAAACATAGGAAAAGAAATAAATAGAGATCATGCTACTGTTCTATATTCTGCTGCATCAATGCGTAATTTATGCGCAACAGATAAAAGACTAGCTATTGCTAAAGATTATATTGAAAAAGACATAGCTGTTAAATTAGACAAAGAGAAGCCTGTACATGTGTGCAGTCATTGTAATCAAATAATATTAAATTAAAGCGTATGAAGAAAGGGTATCACGACTACATACCAATAATTAAGGATGTAGAGGAAGAACAGGAAATTAAGAAAGAAAAAACGCATGAGCCAAAATATGTAACATCTCATGGTGGGTTAAGATACAAAATATCGGATGAAAGAGGAATGGTAGTAGCAGCGACTGACATACTTATGTTTGGATCAAAGCTGCCTTCACATTCATATAATAAAGTACACGATGTCAATCTTAAAATGGATACAAAAAGTTATATTAAATACAACGGACATTTATAAAGATGCGAATTCCTTGACGGTTCGTCTTGGAATTACTAGAAAGAGCCTGTAGAAAGCTCTTTCATTAAGAGGGTGCACTTATGAAAGTGCTACAAATTATAGCGAACACAAAGAACCTCTATAATGAGTAGTATAAGTAGATAAGTGTCCTCTCTTATTTTATACGTGAGTAAGCTACGTGAACGCTGCAATCTTTTACTGTAGTTGAAGGGAGAGGAGGTTATATTCGTCTATGCGCCTCTCCCTCACTATTTTATTTAAATTATATATTATGTACATAGCATTAGGAGTTATATGCCTTATTGGATTACTTGTGGCATATGAAGTTTTAAAACACACAAAACAACAAAAAGAATTAGAAAAAGCCCATGAAAGATTTCATTCACAAAATAATGTGCGAAGCACAAAAAAGAAGAAAGCACCTAAACATAGTGCAAAGACTGTTAAAGATAAAGTATCAAATAACGATAAGTCTAGAAAATCTTATAAAAAGAAAAAGAAACCTGTAAAAAAGAAAACAAATGACTGATGAATTACTAAACGGCATTGTAGGTGCCATAGAAAAACTTGTACATGCTCAAAAAGAGCAACAAGAAGTTCTTGATTTATTAACTAAAAAAGTATTAAACCATGAGCAAAGATTGGTGGGACAACCTACCGCACCATCCAGCGAATCAAAAGGATGATGTGGATCCAGAGTTTACCTCTGAGGATTTAAAAGACTTATCAAGCGTTGAAATAGAAGGAATAGATCCTAGTGATCATCCTGAATATGGAGACGCTTTTGTAGCTAAAGCTGTCTGGTTTGACCGGGAGCTTACTGACGATGAGTTAGAGACTGTTAACAACGACTCTGACTTTGTGTATAAACATACTATGAACCATTTAGAAAATTTAGGAGATTAAATTATGAACCAGAAATCAACAGAGTCTTATAAAAAGTTATTTATAGACAATGAAATAACATTAAGACAATTACAAGTATTGCAAATACTTAAAGATGAAATAGGTATGGGCACTAACCGCATGATTGCTAAGAAATTAGGTTGGGATATTAATCGAGTAACTGGCCGTGTTAAAGAGCTTAGATCAAAAGGATTAGTAAAATATGCGGGTGACTTTGAAGATAAAGAAACTAACAGAACAGTGAACCTATGGAAAGTGTCATTGTAATGCATGAAGTTAAAGATAAAGAGCAAAAAAAAGCACTAAATGCTTGGGCTAAAAACGGGTACTGTGGTAGTATTATTGCAGGCACCGGTTTTGGTAAGTCTAGGTGTGGCGTTCTTGCTATATGCCATATTTTAGATAAAAACTATGCTAACTGGGAAGTTACTGCTGACCCTGCTCTTATACTTGTGCCAACTGTACAGCTGCAAAAGCAATTTAAAGAAGAATTTATAAAGTGGGACAAAGAGGAATATCTTAAAGATGTAGAAATACTTTGTTATCAAAGTGCTTACAAACTTAAAGGTATTGACTACTCGATTGTAGTCTGTGACGAGGTACACCTCGGCCTGTCCCCACAATATAGAAAATTCTTTGAAAACAATACATATCAGCACTTATTGTGCATGACTGCTACACTACCAGAAGAGTATGAATATAATTTAAAATTACAGCAAATTGCACCTATAAATTATAGGATTACACTTGATAAATGTGTATCTTTAGGCCTTGTTTCTCCATACGAGATTCATTGTATTCCTGTTGAACTTACAGATAGTGAACAGGCTGATTATAAGAAGATTAACAACAAGTTTATCTACTGGAAATATCAGCTAGGGAACTTTGACGCTTTTGATGAAGCTAAAAGAGTCCTTGCAGATAAGTCAGCAGCACCTGAAATGAAGCAGGCAGCTGCACAATTTTATGCGTGTATTAGAAATCGCAAAAAGATTGTTGATTTTGCTAGTCAGAAAGTATATGCTTTGCAAAAACTTGTAGTTAAAAATGTAGGAGAAAAGATACTAGTATTTGGAGGCGCTAATGCTTTTACTAATGAATTAGCAGAAGCAAATGAGCCATTTTCTACAGTGTATCACAGCGGTAAAACAAAGAAGCAGAAAGAGCAAGCTATTAAAGATTTCAAAGATGGTACTAAAACTGTACTTTGTAGTACTAAAGCCCTAAACCAAGGATTTGATGTGCCTGACGCAAGTATAGGTGTAATCTGTGGTTTGACTAGTAAGTCGTTGTCTATGATACAACGTGTAGGTAGACTTATTAGATTTCAAGAGGATAAAGTTGGTAAAATTTATATCCTATATGTAAAAGATAGCCAAGAAGAAAAATGGCTAACTAGTAGTGTTAAGAACCTTAAAAATGTGAATTGGAAATGATATTTAAATTACTTGTAATCTATTTGTTAATTACTAGATATGTAAACTTATGCGTATCTGATAAAAGTATTTTTATACAAATTAAACAATATGCTTATACAGACACTGACGATGAGTTAGCTGAGTATACTCGTATTAAACATATTATGTTATGGAGATACAAATAGATGTAAACTTACTTATTGAAGAGGATATAAGCGCAGACGATTTTACTGCGCTTTATATTCTCTACAGAAATGGACATGATTTAGTAGAAAAGATGAAACTGAAACCTAATTGGATTGACTTACAGCATAAAGGATTTGTAAAATTAGGAGCATCGTATAAAACTCATGTTGTAAGACAGAAGTTTATAGACCTATTTACAAGTAATTTTGATAAGATGTTCAACGAGCTTCTTATTAAATATCCTATGAAAGTTAATACAAACAGATCAGTTAGAATTTTACATGCTAAAGATCCGTCCTGTAATGCTAACTTAAAAGCTAAGAAAAAGTATCAAAGAATTGTAGGCAATAAGTTGCACGTTCATAAAAGAATAATGGCATGTTTAGACACGCAATTAGAAATAGAACGTGATAACTTAGGCTATTTACAAAACTTAGAAACTTGGCTTAATAATCATACTTGGGAAAAGTATGCAGACATAGATAAAACCAATGATACAGACACAAGAATCACAAGAAAGCTCTAAAATCTTACAAGAAAGAGGATTTCAGAGTATTGAAAAGGCTGTTAACCAGTCTATTGCTGTTGTAAAACAAGCAAAGAAAGGAGAAAGAGATGTACTTAAAACTATGTGGCCTAGACTTAACAAAAATTTGTTAGGCGGACTACAAAAAGGTAAAATGTATGTTGTGGCTGGTCGCCCCGGTGTGGGTAAATCAGCATTTAGTAATCAATTAGTATTTGACTTGTTAGATGCAAATAAAAATGCAAAAATAATTATACTGTATTGGACATTCGAAATGCCCGGCTATCAGCAAATTATGCGTTCTGCGTCAAAAGATGTAAAGAAACAAATAAGCGATTTATTATCAGTAGACTCACCTCTAACTGATATAGATTTTAGAAATTATATAAGTAAAGTTAAAAAGTACACAGGGTACAATATTCATTTTAATAATTACCCTCGTAGTATGGAATATATTATAAACACTAACGAACAATTATATGAAACTGATCCTGACACTATTGTTGTTAATCTGTATGATCATAGCCGTCTCATTAGCGGTAAGGAAGATACAGAGCTTCGACGATTAAACACTGTGTCTAAAGGTTGTATGCACATGCAATCTAAATTTAATGTTGTTAACATACTATTATCTCAGCTAAATAGGAATATTGAACAAGAGCATCGTGCTAAAAATCAATATCAACCTTTGCTAACTGATTTATTTGGAGGCGACAGCATTGGTCAAGATGCACATGTAGTTATGATATTAAACAGACCTTTTGATTTGTATGGTATCACATCTAAATATTGTGACGAAGATCCTAAAGGCTTATTAGCCTGTCATGTAGAAAAAAATCGTGACGGTTTGCTTGGTATGATTAGCTACGAAGCAGACATGAGCACATTCACTATTAAAGAAAGAAGATAAAATGGAATTACCAAAAACTAAAGTAAAGGCGTCTAGAAAGTCGCCAAAAAATATGATAATATATGGTGCACCAAAGATTGGCAAAACTACTGTATTATCACAGCTTGATGATTGTTTAATTATTGACTTGGAAGATGGCTCTGACATGGTTGACGCGCTTAAAGTAAAAGTGAACAGCCTAAAAGAGCTTGGAGAAGCCGGTAAAGCAATTCATGAAGCTAAAAAGCCATATAAATACGTAGCTATTGACACTATTTCTAAATTAGAAGAGTGGTGTGAAGCTGATGCTAAAGTATTATATATGCAAACTCCAATGGGTAAAAACTTTGAACAAAAGAATCCTGGAGCTTCAGTCTTATCATTGCCAAACGGCGCAGGCTACCTATACTTACGGATAGCATACAAAAAATGGATAGACAGACTGAACACTCTAGCCGATCACATTATTCTGGTTGGACACCTAAAGGATAAAATGCTTGAGAAGAAAGGTAAGGAAGTGGCTGTGAAAGACCTCGACCTTACTGGTAAGATTAAGCAAATTACGTGCGCAAATGCTGACGCGGTAGGTTATTTATACAGAGAAGATGAGAAAACTATGGTCTCATTTGACTCTATGGATGACATTACTGCAGGTAGCCGTTGTGATCACTTAAAAGGTAAGACCATGCCTTTAGAATGGTCAGAAATATTTATTGATTAACGCTTTAAACTAAAAACCAATGATTGAAGCAAGAACACACCAAGAGAACGCTACTCCAAAAGCGGTTACACCAGAAACTATCACAACATCTATGATTATTGAAGATCTAGAAAATGGAACTGATCGCAATGGTATTAAAGAAAAGTATGGATTAGAAAATTGGGAAGTAACACAAATGTTTAAACATCCTGCACTTAAAGGCAAAAAAGCACGTAAAGTGAGAAAGATGTCTTTTAACTTTGTAGATGACACTTCTACAGTAGATCCTAATCAAACTAGCATTCCTGTAATTGCAGAAGAAAATCCTCATTATGAGAATCCTAAGTTTACAAAAGCTCAAGAAGATCAAATGTATGGTCAAGAATGGGAAGATCAAATTCAAGCAGAAACAAATAACCCTTTAAATTTATAAAAATGGCAATTAAAAGTAATTCAAGCGAACAAGAAGTATCAGGCGGAGGTATTCAATTATACTCTGGTCTTGCTAACTTTAATGTAATAGCAATTAATCCTACTATGTCAGAGCTACATGCTCTTGGAATTAATGTAAAGCAAGATCCTAACTATTATGTAGAATTTAATAGTGAAGAGTATTTTAAACTAACCTTTTGGGTTAAGAATGCAGACCTTACTACTCGTATGGAAGTTCTTATGCAATCAAAAGAGCAAGTTTCAAAAACAGGTAAATACCGATGGCTAAATAATATTGGCCAAGATACATGGTCTTTAGACGTTCCTACGTATGACTGGTACAAAAACCCTGAAACAGCTCGTAAAGCATATACAGGCGAGTACACTTTGATTAATTTTGTTAAAGCATGGGCTAACGTTGCTTACGGAGACGAAGTAATGTTTGATACTATGGATAAAATTGTTAAAGGTGACATTACAGAGCTTAAAGCTTTAGTGCCTATGCTATCTAACAATCAAGTTAGATTACTTGTAGGTGTTAAAGACGGTAAGTATCAAAATGTTTATCTTCACAACTTTGGTAGAGTTAAACCTCAAAGAGATGACTTGTTTGTTAAAGCACTTAATGACGAGTACAAAACTTTCAATGCAGAGTTTAATACTGATTTGACGTGGGGCACATTTACTCCGCAACTAGCAGTTGTAACTCCTGATGAGGAAACTGTTTCTGAGAACGATACCTGGGTATAGTAATTAGAAAATATGATAAAGAGCAGAGGAAGTGAAGAACATCTGCACACAGATGTAATACTCTCTAAGATTAGTGAGTATGATATATTCAAATACTACTGCCCAAATTTCATAGAACTTAACAAAAAGTTTTGTAGTGATTTACGGAAGGACCAAAAGCCTGGTGTAAGTATTGTTTACTGGAAAGGTAAGCTCTTATACAAGGATTTTGGTCATCCTGATCACACATTTGACTGTTTTAACTATGTTAAGTTCAAGTATTCTTGCAATTTTATAGAAGCTTTAACTATAATTGACAATGATTTTGATCTTGGATTGACCTCTAAAAATTCTAACAGATTATTTACTATGGGCTATATGGCAGCTATTACAAAGAAGCGTCCTGTAGCGCAAAAAGTAACTATAATTAGAAAAAAATCAAGACCTTGGAATAAATCAGATAAGTTATTTTGGGAAAGATATTTGATTACTAAAAAGACTTTACTTAAATTTGACGTATCACCTATTTCACATTATTGGATTAATGAAAATAGGTTTAGCTGTAGCGAAACAACTTATGCATACAAAATTGGTAGAAAATATAAGATCTATTCTCCTAACGAAGAATACAAATGGTCTAGTAATACTACTAATAAACATGTGCAAGGTTACAAGCAGCTTCCAGATACAGGAGATTTGCTTATTCTTACTTCTTCTCTCAAAGATGTGATGTGTTTATATGAAATGGGTGTACCCGCTATTGCTTTGCAAAGCGAAATGATTATGCCTGACGAAAAACTTATTACACATCTTAAGGCTAGATTTAATAGAATAGCTATATTTTATGACAATGATTTTGATAATCCTAACAACCCTGGTCAAACCATGGCTGAAAAGATTAGAAATAAATATTATTTTACAAATGTAGTTATTCCAGATGTATATCACTGTAAAGATTTGTCTGACTATATTGCTCATTTCAATTCTTATGGAGGCATAAAGGCTCTAATAGAAATGACTATATATGGGAAAATATACAGAAACAATATACAAACTGAAGAAACAAATCATGCCGATACGACGAAAAAAAGGAAACAAGAAAGTTAGAAATGCTACTGCAGCAGTTTACAAAGGATTAAAGTTTAGATCAAAATTAGAATTATTTACTTATAAAAAACTTGAAGAAGCAGGTATATCTGCACTGTATGAGAAAAGAAAGTTTGAGCTTTTAGAGGGGTTCTACTTTCCTCATACATGTGTAGAGCCTAATACTCATAAAGAGTATGTAGACAACACTACTAAAGTTAGAAGTATAACATATACTCCTGATTTTGTAGATCCGCAAGGACAGTGGATTATAGAAGTAAAAGGATTTGCTAACGATGTCTTTCCTCTTAAATGGAAGATGTTTAAACAGCATATAATGCAAAATGGGTTGGAATATAAACTGTTTCTCCCCAAGAATCAGAAACAAGTTCTTGAAACAGTAGAACTAATTAAAGAAATGGCCGCTAAATAGCGGCTTTTTTATTGTGTAATATTTAAATAAAAGCTAAATGGCTATTAAAACGATTGACAAAGAGATCGTAGGAGCAGAGGGTATTGCTAAAAAGATTAACAGAGGCGCTGAAAAGATGGTCTTTGATATTCTACAATCAACACAATACTCTACACCTATTCCCTCAACAGTTCGTGAGCTCACAACTAATGCATGTGACGCGCAACGAGAGAAAGAAATTGCTGCAGAGATCCTTAGAGGAAACTCTACAGCAGAAGATTACTACATTACCCGTAACGGTGAGCAGTATGAAGACAGTAACTTTGATGCTAGTTATTATGACATAAAGCATTTAAATACAGAAGAAACTCAAGTTTACATCAGTTATGAAAAACATCCTGGCGTTGGATATTGCGACAAATTCATCGTTATGGACCATGGTGTAGGTATTGGCGGTCGTAGATTAGAAGGTGTTTTAGAATTGGGTTACTCAACTAAGCGTAACACATCAGAGAATTTTGGTGCGTTTGGCTTAGGTGCTAAAGTACCTTTATCTACGGGCGTCGACTTCTACACTATTGAAACAGTGCATAATGGTAGAAAGATAACATGTAATTGTTACAACTACAAGACAGACTTTACAACTCCCAAGTTTAACAATAATGGAACTATTAACCCTAGTTTTACTTTGTCTGATGGGAGTGTAGTTTACTACGAGCCTACAGAATCACATAATTATACTCAGATTTCGTTTGGCGTTAAGCGTCATAACAGATCTAAGTTTCTAGATTCTGTAGAAGAGCAGCTGTTGTATCTTGATAACGTTAAGTTTAGTGTTATTGAGTACTTTGAAGATGGAGAAACTGATATTCAAGAGAAGAACTTTCAAGCTAAAGTCCTTTTTAACTCTGAGAACCTTATTGTAGCTGACACTTACGTATTTAATAAGCCGCATATTGTGGTTGTTAAGAATAGTGAAGCTACTACTGGTATTAACTACGGTTTTATTGATTTTCGTGAGTTGGAGATGGAGACACTGTGGGGCCCAATTGCTTTTAAATGTCCTGCTCGCCAAGTTATGAGAGATCCTGAGACAGGTAAAGATGTAGTACTGCAAGAAGGTGTGGATGTTACGCCGTCTCGTGAGAAGGTAATATGGAACGACGCTACTAAAGCATATGTTCAAGGTGTTATTAAGAAAGCAGCTGCAGAAGCTACTAAACTAATACAGGCAGAGCTTAAAGACACAGACATTGTTCAGTGGCTTGTATCTTGTAGAGACATTCTTAGTAAAGCAAATGGATCTTCAACGCTAGGTAGGATTGCTAATATTATTGATCGGCAGTCTATTAACCCTCAGTTTGCACCTGACAAGAGTATTAGGTATGCAATGCCTAAGACTTTCTTTAAGGGTATGAATGCCAAGAAGGTTACAAAGATGAGAGATTACAGAACTGGTAAAGACAGTCTTGAAAGAGAT